TATCTTGATGCCAAAACTGGAAGAACTGCTTTAAGAACAAAAATTAAAGCTCGTGATGCTTATGATTCTATGAAGAATAGAGCAGGTAAAGCAGCCTCTGCAGCTTATACAGCATACAATAGAGCGCGTGCTGTAAATGAGGACAAGAGACGTCGTAGGGCTACAGCTAAGCGTCGCCGTAACAGAGACTACAATTACTATCGGCTCAATTATTAATCGAATAGTCTAGTAAGGAGCATATTATGGCAGAAAAATATGATTTTTCCGGATGGGCAACAAAATGTGGAATTCGTTGCTCTGACGGAAGAACAATAGAAAGAGGTGCATTTTCAGACGATGATGGACGAACCGTTCCGCTTGTCTGGATGCACGACCATTCGTCTCCGGATAACGTCTTGGGGCACGCGTTGCTCGAAGATCGCGGAGATGGTGTATATGCTTATTGCAAATTTAATGATACAGAGCATGGACAGCTTGCCAAATCTTTAGTACGGCATGGCGACGTTCGTGCTCTTTCTATTTATGCTAATAAGCTCAAGCAGAACGGTGGAAATGTTCTTCATGGAGCAATAAGGGAAGTCAGTTTAGTTCTGGCCGGAGCGAATCCTGGTGCGGCAATTGATTTTCCGATTCTTGCACATGGCGAACATGCTACAGACGAAGCCGTTATCTATAACGACGGTTATATTTACTTAGATGACGATTCCTTTGAGCACGCAGATTCCGCCGGCACAAAAAAGTCTAAGGAGGGAAACGACGTGGCTGAAAAGGATAAAAAAGATGAAAAGACAGTACAGGAAGTATTTGATGAGCTCACAGATGAGCAGAAGGATGTTGTATATTTTATGATCGGAAAAGCATTAGATGACGCAGGCGTAGAAGAGTACGAAGACGAAGAGTACGACGACGAAGACTACGACGATGAAGACTATGACGACGAGGACGATGAGGACTACGACGACGAAGACTACGACGAAGAAGAGGAAGATGAGGACGACGAAATGAAGCATAACGTATTCGATATGGATGACGCTTATTATGGCGACACTTTAAGCCATGATGCAATGGACGCTATTTTCAGTGATGCCAAAAAGGAAGGCTCTCTGAGCGAAAGCGTTCTTGCTCATGCCGAGGACTATGGCATCGATGGTATTGATTGGCTGTTCCCGGAGGACCGTGAACTCAATACAACTCCCGAATGGATTAAGAGAGACGATGACTGGGTCAATGTTGTTATGAATGGTGTTCATCACACACCGTTCAGCCGTGTAAAGAGCACATTTGCTAACATCACAGAAGATGAAGCTCGTGCGAGAGGTTACATGAAGGGCAAGATGAAGAAAGAAGAAGTCTTCTCCCTGCTGAAGAGAGCTACGACCCCTCAGACGGTTTATAAGAAGCAGAAGATGGATCGTGATGACATCATCGACATCACAGACTTCGATGTTGTTGCATGGCTGAAGGGCGAAATGCGTATGATGCTGAACGAGGAACTGGCTCGTGCTTACCTCATTGGCGATGGACGTCTGCCTTCCGATGACGATAAGATTTCCGAAGATCATATTCGTCCGATTGCTAACGACGCTGATCTGTTCACAATCAAGACCGCTGTAACATACCCTGCAAACGCTACAGACAGCGACAAGGCTAAGGCTATCATCAAAGCCGCTGTCAAGGCTCGTAAGAACTACAAGGGCTCCGGCAACCCGACATTCTTCACAACAGAAGATGTTCTGACAGACATGCTGCTGATCGAAGATGGCATCGGTCACAAGATGTACAAGACAGAGGCTGAGCTGGCTACATCTCTGCGTGTGTCTAAGATTGTTACTGTTCCTGTAATGGAAGGCCATCAGGTAGGCGGAAAGAACCTGATCGGCATCATCGTTAACCTGCAGGACTACAATGTCGGTGCTGATAAGGGCGGTTCCGTCAATATGTTCGAGGATTTCGATATTGACTACAACCAGGAGAAGTACCTGATTGAAACACGTTGCTCTGGCGCTCTGACAAAGCCTTATTCCGCGATTGTCCTGTTCGAAAGTGAAGTTCCTACATCTGTTGATGGTGATGTTCTTGCCAGCAAACAGAACGGAAGCCTGAATCCTTTAGGATAAATCAAAATGGGAGTAAAAATCGTTTCGGGGAGGTTAGTCTAAATGCCTAAGTATTATGGAAAGATTGGTTTCTCCGAAACGGTTGAAACCAGACCTGGTATATGGGAAGAACAAATCGTTGAGCGAGATTATTACGGCGACGTTCTTAAAATCTCAAAACGCTTTGACAATTCTTCCTATCTTAATGACAACCTGAACATTTCAAATCAGTTCAGTATAGTTGCGGATCCGTATGCCAGAGATCATTTCCACTCGATGAGATATTTAACTTGGTGCGGAACCAAGTGGAAAATTAGTTCTGTACAGGTTGATTATCCGCGTTTATCTCTTGAAGTGGGAGGTTTGTATAACGATGGGCAGTAGACTAGAGCTACATAAAGAGTTCGAAGAACTCATAGGGAATAGAAACGTTTATTACCAACCTCCTGCTTCATACAAAATTAAGTATCCGTGCATTGTGTATCAGCAAGCTCGTCCTAGTACGAGAAAAGCTGACAATTTTTCTTATTTAAGAGTGCCCGCATACAGCGTAACAATCATATCAAAGGACCCAGAGTTTGATTTACCAAAGCGAATGACCGAACACTTTCAGTATTGTTCTGAAGATCGGTTTTTCACAGCCGATAATCTAAATCACTGGGCCCTTACTTTATACTATTAGAAAGGATTTTACAAATGACTAGAATTGTTTGGGATAAAACTGGTGAGCATCTGTATGAAACAGGTGTAGACCACGTTGTTCTTTACGTAAGTGACAGCAACGGAACATATCCGAATGGCGTAGCTTGGAATGGTATTACAAGTTACAATGAAAGCCCTTCTGGCGGTGACGCAAACGATCTGTGGGCAGACAATATTAAGTATCTGTCTCTTCGTGCGGCTGAAGACTTTGGTGCGACTATCGAGGCTTACACATATCCTGATGAATGGGCTCAGTGCGATGGATCTGCCGAAATTGCCCCGGGTGTTATGGCAGGTCAGCAGGGTAGAAAAATGTTTGGCCTTTGTGCAAGAACTGTTCTTGGTAACGATGTAGATCTTAACGAACATGGTTACCTCCTGCATCTTGTTTATGGTGCCACAGCATCTCCGTCTGAAAGAAGTTATCAGACAATTAACGATAGTCCGGACGCCATCACATTCTCTTGGGAACTTAAGACAGTACCGACTCCGGTTACAGGGTTTAAGCCGACAGCTAGAATCGTAATCGATTCTACAAAAGCCGATGCCACGAAACTTGCAATTTTGGAAGCCGTGTTATATGGCACGAATGATGGAGAGACCATTGATCTTGGAACATATAAGGGCGCTGACCGGCAGGCTGGTCCTAGACTTCCTATGCCAGATGAAGTAATCGATATTCTTAAAACGGCCTAATCATGTTTAAGTTGGGCAGGCAGTAGCGAAATCACAGATAACTTGCGAGATTAGCAAGACCTGCCCTTTTTTATTTGAAAGGAGAGTAACAATGTATAAAGAAACAATTACATGGGAAGATTTTGATGGAAACGAAAGAACTGAAGATTTCTATTTTCATCTGAGTAAGAACGAAATTGCAAAGATGGAGCTTAGAACACCAGGAGGACTCGAAGGTCTTATTCGTAAAATGATTAACGAAAAAGATCAGCAGAGGCTTGTTGATTGGTTTAACGAATTTATCGACCTTACTTATGGTGTAAAAAGCGCAGATGGAAAGAAATTTATGAAGTCTAAAGAACTTACAGAAGACTTCAAACAGACTGGTGCATATGACCAGTTTTATATGAGGTTAGTAACAGACGCTGACTATGCTGCTAATTTTATTAATCACGCTTTACCTAGTGATTTAGTAGAAAAAGCAAAGGGCCAGCTTAATCAATAAAGAGAGTGACTAAAGAATGCTCAAAGTTACTATACCGAAATCCGAATTTTTCGACGAGGAAACAAACGAATTCGTATATGTAAACGAGTGTACTTTGGCATTAGAGCATTCTTTGGTTTCCATTTCAAAATGGGAGTCAAAATGGTGCAAACCGTTTATCTCTTCGGATCAGAAAACACATGAGGAAACGATAGATTACATAAGGTGCATGACGTTAACGCAGAATGTCGATCCTGATGTATACAACTATATTCCATCAGATGTAATTGCACAGATTCAAGAGTATATAGACGCACCAATGACAGCAACTTGGTTTAGTAAGAACGATAATGCTAGAAAAAGTAGAGAAATAATAACTTCAGAGTTAATTTACTACTGGATGATAGCTTTAAACATTCCATTCGAATGCCAGAAATGGCACTTCAATAGACTTCTTACTTTAATCAGAGTATGTAGCTTAAAGAATTCTCCGCCAAAGAAGATGTCCCAAAAAGACATATTATCTAGGAATAGAGCTCTCAATGCCGCTAGGAGAAAGGCGGCACATCATTCGGGATAATGAAGATTACTTTCAAAAGCAAAGGCGATTTTTCAAAAGGCCAGAAGTATTTGCAGAAGTTGCTACGATACGATCACGTCAAGCATGTTCAGAGACTTGCAGATCTTGGTCTCCAAGCGCTTATAAATGCCACTCCGAAAGATAGTGGTATAACGGCGGACTCTTGGGATTATGTCGTCGAAACAAATAGAAAGAAAACGACCATAACCTGGACGAACGATAGTAAAAACGGAAGCTTTCCGATTGCTATTATGCTCCAGTATGGTCATGGAACGGGAACTGGCGGATATGTGTATGGACAAGATTACATAAACCCCGCCATTCAGCCTATATTTGATCAAATTTCAGAAGAAGTTTGGAAGGAGGTGGTTAATCTATGAGCCGAGAAGTAGACGATCGCGTTATAAGCATGCAATTCGACAATTCACAATTTGAGAGAAATGTCGGAACGAGCTTAAGCACAATTGATAAACTTAAACGAGCATTAAATTTCAAAGGCGTGACGGACGGCTTAGAAGAGATTGAAGCCGCCTCTCATTTTTCTTTTGACGGACTTGCAAGTAGTGTTCAGGGAATTGCTGACAAATTTGTTTCTTTAGGCAGTATTGGTATGAATGCCATTAACAACATCACAAACCGAATTATTGATATGGGTATTCAAACTGCGAAGTCGATGACTGCAGTCGAGCAGATGTCCGCAGGATGGAGTAAATATGCTGACAAAACATCGTCTGTTCAGACAATCATGGCCGCTACGAGGAAAGAATTTGGTGATGTTGACAATCAGATGGAGTTGGTTAATGCCCAGCTTGACAAACTTAACTTATTTACTGACGAAACTTCATATAGTTACCTTGATATGGTTAACAATATTGGTAAATTCACATCTAATAATGTTAAGCTTGACACATCTGTAAAAGCAATGGAAGGTATTGCAACTTGGGCCGCTATTTCTGGCGCAGGAATTAACGGTGCAAGCCATGCGATGTATAATTTGTCGCAGTCTTTGGCGATGGGAACTGTTAGACTGCAAGACTGGCGATCAATAGAGAATGCCAATATGGCGACAGCCGAGTTTAAAGAAACAGCGCTTGAAACCGCGGTTGCTCTCAAACAATTGACAAAGGTTTCTGATGGTGTATACAAAACAGCTAAAGGAAATAAGGTAACTGTAGAATCATTTTCTGAAAGCTTAAAAGACGAATGGCTCACAAGTAAAGTACTGTTAGAAACTCTTGATAAATATGGTGGATTCTCTGACGCTCTCATGGAAGCCATGGGAGAATTAGACAACGTAACGGCTAGCGAAATGATGGAATCCATTGACAAGTACAAAGCCGGTGTCTTAGATCTTGACGAAATGGCAAAGCAAACTGGCTCGACTAGCGAACGACTTGACGAGATATTTAAAAATCTTAGTAAAGACGAATTTGAATTGGGCAGACGAGCTTTTTTAGCGGCTGGGGAAGCTAAGACATTTCAGGAAGCTATAGATTCTGTTAAGGATGCGGTCAGTACCGGATGGATGAAGACATTTGAATATTTGTTTGGCAACTATGAGCAAGCAAAGGTTCTTTGGACCGACTTAGCGAATACTCTGTATGACATTTTTGCGGCGCCTGGCGAATATAGAAACCAAGAACTGAAAAAATGGGCGGATGCCGGTGAACGGGAAAAGCTAATACAGAGCGTAAAAAACATATACTCTGTATTAGAATTGCTTGCTGGTAAATTTGAAGAAGTATTTAGGCAGTTCTTCCCACAATGGACCAGTGAAACATTAATTACGTGGACCGATACGTTATATGACCTAACGAAAAGTTTTAAAAGTTTTTTCATGGGTATAGAGGATGGAACGTGGCATTTTACAAAATGGCAACGTGAAGCCTCAAGAGCTGAAGCTGGGGAAAGACTTCTTTCGCTTTCAAACGTTCTTACGAGATTGATGCGTGGTTTGAGAGCACTTGTTGATATATTCAAAAATTTAGCAACTGCATTAACGCCAATTTGGTCTATTGCTATGAGACTTGGCGGATGGTTCTTTGATTCTGTAGTTGATCCTTTATCAAAGTTTATAGAATACATAGCTTGGTTTATTAATCAGAATAACGCATTTAGCGGTGCCTTTTCAAAACTATCAGAATTATTAGCATCTGTTGGAAATTCGATAGTAGATTTCTTGTATAAAATAACAGATTTCGTTAAACCAATGGATCTTGCCAGAAAAGCTGCTTATTGGCTAGCAGATGCTTTTGGTTTCTTGTCTGATATTTTTAAAGGAATAGTTGACCTATTTAACAATGATCAAGGATTGGGCGGAATGCTAAAATCATTTTTTGAATTTTCGCGCAATATAGCATCTAATTTGTTTAAAGGCATTAAAGGTATATTCTCAGGAGATTTCTCCACATTAGGAACGATTGCGTCAAAAGTATTTGGCACATTGACCAAAATCTTTGAGCAGTTATTTTCTTCTCTTGGCAAAGGAGAAAAGGGATCCATTATTGACCTTATAAATAGCGGTGGATTCTTGCTGATTGTAAACAAATTGACTGGTTTCTTTGGCGGCCTTGAGGATATTCCGATAATAGGTGGTTTATTTGGTGGCGGAGGCCAGGAGAAAGGATTCTTTGAAGACGCAAAAGATGGCATCGCTGGGTTATTTGAAAGTTTGTCTGACGGTATAAATAAAGTAATGAAAAGCATTACAAAAGTTATCGACGTGCAGACTATTAAGACTCTTGCTATATCTCTTGCGTTATTAGCTGGGTCCATTTGGGTACTTTCGTCAATAGATCCTAAAAAGCTGACAATGGGTCTAACGGCAATGTATTTGCTAATCGAGGAGTTAGTATCTGCATTACAAAGATTCGACAAAAACATTATTTTGTTTGAAACGTCTGCGGGAACGATGGGCATATTATTGAGCATGGCCACATCGATACTTATTTTAACAGCCGCGTTGAAGGTCCTTTCCAATATAGAACCTGAACGTTTGGTTCTAAGTTTTATTGCTGTGTCTGTCCTAATTGGCGAGATGGTAGCAGTCATGAAGACTCTAAATGCAACCACGGACCAAGTTCCGAAAGGAATGTTTGGTTTGATTAGCTTCGCTGGGGCAATTTGGATTTTAGCGAAAGCTATTAAACCGATTGCCGATATTAATCCAGAGAGATTATGGCCATCAGTTGCTGCTATATCTGCATTGATTCTCGAATTATTTGTTGTAGCCGCATTGGTGGACAAAAATTCTGGAATTAGTGTTGGTGCTGGTATAGGATTAATTGCTTTTGCCGCCGCTATTAGAGTCCTGATTCCGGCTGTTGAAGCATTCGGAGAAATGGACGACGGTAAAATAATGAAAGGCGTTATTGCCGTCGGTGCTCTTGCTGGTATATTAGCAGTATTTGCACGGATAACAAAAGGTACTGCCGGTTCTATATTTACTGGCGTTGGTATGATCGCCGTTGCGGCATCTATGCTTATTTTATACAATGCCGTAAAGAAATTCGGTGATATGGATGATGCTAGTTTATCTAAAGGCCTTGCAACAGTTGCAGTTTCGATACTTTCTATGGGAGTTGCATTAAAGCTTATAGGAGCTGAAGGAATATTAGGCGCAATAGCAATCACTGTAGTTGCAGGCGCAATTAATTTACTTGTCCCGGCGATCGAGAAACTTGGAAATCTGTCGCTAGAGCAAATTGGTAAGGCGGCACTTGTTCTTGGTGGTGCATTTGTTATTTTGGGTGGCGCGGCTATATTATTAACTCCTCTTGCTCCGACATTACTAATGCTTGGTGCGGCAATGGGATTAATCGCTGTGTCCATAGCAGTAGCGGCAGCCGCATTAACAGCATTTTCTGGTGCTCTTAATGTCTTTGCAGGAAGTCTTAATATTTTGGTTCAGCAGATTACTGATATTATTGTATCTTTAGCGTTTGGCATTATGAAGGCAGCTGGCGCAATAGCCATGGCTGTTACCGGAGTCATAATCGCAATTGTGTCCGAGCTAGGAAAAGGAGCCGGTGATATTATTGCCGCTGTTGTTCAGTTACTTGTGAACATTATAGTAGCATTAGACACTCACTTGCCGACTCTTATTACGGCCGCATTAACGTTTATCGCTAAGTTTATATTTGCATTAGCAGATGGAATTAGGGAGTATGGTCCTCAGTTATTACTTGCCGTACAGAATTTAGTACTGTCAATTGGTATATTCTTACTTACAGCTTTAAAGTCTATGGTGGAACAAATACCATGGGTTGGTGGCCAGGCCGCTGATGCCATTGATGGCGTAATTGGTACGATCGAAGGTATGATGGACGAAACGAAAGCCGCGGCTATGGGCTCTGACTATATGACGTCCATAGGTTCTGGTATGGAAACTGGTGCTAATAGCGCTGTTCCTTATATTCAGAGCGCAGGAAGCATCATGAAGAATGCAACACTTGAAAACTTCGACGAAATTGAGGGTGCTGCTGCAGAATCTGGTGCCTCCACCATTGACACATTTGCTACTTCCATGCAGAATCAGGCAGCCAATATGACTGGTATACAGCTTGGTCCTGACGAGCTTAACAACCTTATGGGCGATAGTTCGGTATATCAGGCTGCTGTTCAGGAAAGAACGTCAACATATTTGGACGGATGGACTTCTCCTGATGCTCTTGCTAACGCCACATTAGCAACGGAAACATTTGCCGGGGCTGGTGTGACTGGTATCGAGAACAAAGACCAGGACTTCAGGCAAGCTGGCGAAGGTTCCGCAACAGAAGTTAACAACGGCTTCAGCAGTAAGAATGCCGACTTTGAGAACGCAGGTGCTCTTGGCGCTATGGGATTCATAAATGGCCTTCTTTCTAAGGTTAACGATGGATCAGTATACGGCGCTGGTTCTGCTATTGGTAATGCGGCGCTTGAAGCGGCAAGAAAGGCACTCGAGGAGCATTCTCCTTCAAGAGCTATGGAGCAGGTTGGTATTTATGCCGGCGAAGGTTTCGTAAACGGAATCAAGAAGACGGTTGCAACAGTAGCAAGTGCCGCTACAAATCTTGGCACAAGTGCTATTGATGGGCTGTCCAATGTCATTTCTACAATTTCAGACTTGGTTGATACGGATCTTAACCTGAATCCTGTAATCACACCAGTATTTGATACAAGCAATATTGCTAAAGGAGCGAGAAAAGTAAATGGACTCCTGGCCAACACACCTCTTGTCGGTGTTACGGCTGATTCGGCTACTACGAATCAAAATGGGGGTAATACCGGAGGAATGACGTTTATACAGAACAACTATTCTCCTAAAGAGCTTTCTCGTGCTGAACTTTACAGGCAGACACGTAACCAGTTTGCCGCCGCTAGAGGGTTGGTGAATGGCGTATGATAAAATCTGTCACTATAACTAATTACATAGGGGATTCGATCACTCTGAAAATGGGTGATCCTTCCCCCGAACATGGTTTAATTATTAAGAGTATAGATGGATTAGGTCCGGCGAAAGCAACGATAAACATGACCGATATTTCAACCAGCGACGGTGGCATCTATAACTCTTCGAGACTTGACAAAAGAAATATTATCATGGAGCTTCTGTTGGCACATTGTCCAACAATAGAAGATGCACGACTTAATACTTATAGGTATTTTCCAATTAAAAAGTCTCTGATGTTCGAAATCGAAACAGACAGGCGACGTGCTTATACGATTGGCTACGTCGAATCGAATACGCCATCAATATTTAGCGAACAAGAGACAGTTCAGATCAGTATCATTTGCCCGGATCCGTATTTCTATGCATCTGATGGTAAGAAAGTAACTGGATTCTCAGGCATAACTTCTAAATTCCACTTCCCTTGGCACAATACAGTAGAGCTGCAAGAAGTGGTGTTTGGAACTATTGAATCCATACGTTCCAGAACGATTTATTACAATGGCGATTCTGATATTGGAGTCGTAATTGAGCTTCATGCAGTTGGCGATGTTGTAAATCCGACTGTATACAACATAGGAACTCAGGAATTCATAACCATCGATACTGACAAACTTGAATCGTTAACCGGGCACGGAATGATTGCTGGCGATGACATTACTATTTCCACGGAAAGAGGAAACAAGAGCATATATTTGCTTAGGGATGGAAATACTTATAACGTTCTAAATACCATAGGTCGTGATAGTGACTGGTTCCAGCTTTCGGAAGGCGATAATGTATTCGCATATGTCGCAGAAGACGGAGCTGAAAACTTAATGATCAGTATCACGAACAACGTTATTTACGAAGGAGTATAAAACATATGCAGGTAGTGGTGGCTAATACAAATTTTGAAACTGTTGCGGTCATCGACCAATTTGAATCATTACTATGGGTCGATAGGTATAATAGCACGGGAGACTTTGAGTTATATTTATCGGCTCATAGCCCTGCTATGCAATATTTAGTTGAAGATAACTATTGCTTCATTAGAGAATCGGACTATACGATGATCATTGAAGGAATTGAAATACGAAGTGATGCCGAGCATGGCGATAAAGCTATAATCACAGGTCGATCGCTCGAATCTATTTTGGATAGACGGATAGTCTGGACACAAACTACATTCGATACTGAAACAAAAATTCAAACGGTCATTAAGAAATTAATCGAAAACAATATTACTAATCCTTCCGATGCAAATAGAAAGATTAGTAATTTTATTTTTAAAGAAGTTCAAGATGACTATATCGATAGCATACTTATAACAGGTCAGTATACTGGAGACACTATATTAGATGTCGTAAACGATTTGTGCCAGGCATATGAGATCGGGTATCGTATATTTTTAGACGACAACAACCGTTTCGTCTTTGAACTTTACACAGGAACCGATCGTACGTATGACCAATCGGAATACCCGTACGTTATATTTTCGCCAAATTACGAAAACATTATTAACTCGGACTATCTTGAGTCGATGAAAACACTTAAAAATGTGACATTAGTTGCTGGCGAAGGTGAAGGAAAAGATCGAAAAACCTATACCGTTGCTACTGGTAATATTCCAACAGGTATCGAAAGACGTGAACTATTCACCGATGCAAGAGATATTTCTAGCGAAATCAGAAAAGACGACGGATCGACAAAAACTCTGTCCAGAGCTGAATACGACAAACTATTAAAAGAGCGTGGTCTTGAGAAATTAGGAGAAAACTCTTTTACGAAATCGTTCGCAGGTCAGGTTGAATCTACTGTGCTTTTTACTTATGGCAGAGATTTCTTCATGGGTGATATTATCCAAATCGAGAACGAATTTGGCATCGCCGGCACAGCAAGAATTGTCGAATTTATAAGATCACAAGATGTTAATGGTCTGGAAACATATCCTACTTTCGAAGCCATTAACGACTACTAAGGAGGATAACATATGGCTGTAACATATGGCTTTTATGACTCAACTATACAGAACGGCGAGCCAGATAGAGAGTACAACGCCGAACAGATGTCCGCGCTATTCGATGGGCTTATTCGCGATGGCGTATATTCTGGCGTCGGCGATTGCTTTACGGTAACACCGAATAACGGCATGAATCTGTCGATCGGAACTGGCAGAGCATGGTTTAATCACACATGGACTTTGAACGATGCTATTGCCGTACGTACGATACCGCCGGCGGATGTCGCTAATACAAGAATTGACGCAATCGTTCTGCAGGTGGACAAGCGCCAGGCTCAGCGAATGAATAGCATCACGATCGTATCCGGCACACCTTCTGCAAATCCTGTTAGGCCGACACTTACAAAATCAGAAGAGATCAATCAGTACGCTCTTGCTTATATTACGATCCCGCCTCAGGAATCAACAATTACAGCGGCTATGATCGAGAACGTTGTCGGTACTAACGAGACACCGTTTGTCTCAGGTATTATTCAGCAGGTATCGATCGAAACGCTTTTGCAGAACTGGCAGACACAGTGGACCGACTATTTGGCTAATCTGCAGAACCAGGCTGAATCGGATATTACTGATTTCGAGCAGAGAACTAAGGCTGCAGTTGATAACTGGTTCGCTGGAATTCAGGCCTCTGTTGTTCCCAGCGAGCAGACATATACCAATCTCTACAATTTGATATATTCGACAGTTGTTGACGATACTCTCTATGCTGCAAGTTGGGTCAATAACACATACACGATTTCAAATATTAATGTGACCGCAACGTCCAATCAGGAAGTAACGATTGGACTTAATCTTACTGACGTGCAGAAGGATGCTTGGAATGACGCTGTTATTGAAGATGGTGGTCAGACAGAAGGCAGTTTCACACTTATTGCAAGAGGCGACGTTCCTACTGTAGACATTCCAATTCGGGTTATATTTAGAGGAATCAAGTAAGGAGGAAAGTATGGCTATTTTCAGATACCAGACTCTTACTCTTGCAATCGAAGTTAATAAAAGCGCATTGACTGATATTTCAGAAGTTGCAGTTTCGCTTGGGCAGCCGGATAGGGTTGCTCATTTCTTTTTAAGCCAGGAGAACTTAACTGTCGATCCAGAAAACGGGTTGATCACTGTCTTCCTTACTCAGGCAGACACCGCATGGCTTAAGCCAAATCGTTCTTGCCATCTGCAGATCAATATTAAATACAACAATGGCGACAGACGAGTAAGTCCCGATGTTCTCATTGATGATGTTTATGACAATCTGTTTAACGAGGTGATTGACTGATGAGTAAATCTCCTAAAGTTCTTCGTATCGAAGGCTTGTCCGTTTCAAGAAGAGGCTTAGAAATAGAAGGGCTCTCTACCAATTCGAGACACATTGAGATCACGTCGTTATCGGCAGGAGGTGGAGGGAGCTCTAATTACGAAGCTCTCTCGCATAAGCCTCAGATTAACAGTGTTACTTTGATTGGCAATAAGACAAGTGCTGAATTACACGTTCAGGATGCAATGGATACTATCACAGAGCAAGAGATTGATCACATTATTTACGGAGGATAGGAAATGCCCACAGCAGAGAAATTCTTAAATACAACCGGCCTGACGTATTTCTTCAACAGGCTTAAAACTATATTTGTTCAGAAGGAAGATGGCAAAGGACTGTCTTCCAACGACTATACAACAGCAGAAAAGACTAAGCTTGCTGGTATTACGACCGCTCTAAATGAAAAAGCCCCTCTTGCTTCTCCTGCTCTCACCGGCACTCCAACCGCTCCTACAGCAACGGCTGGCACGAACACAACTCAGATTGCTACTACAGCATTCGTTAAGGACGCAGTAGACACAGCTATTGGCCAGATGACAGGACTGAACTTCGAAGTCGTACAGACGCTTCCTGCAACCGGTGTCACAGGTACAATCTACCTTGTACCTAATAGCGGAATTGCTCCGAACGTTTATGACGAGTACATTTACTACGGAGACAAGTTTGAAAAGATTGGCACTACGGACGTAGACCTTAGCGACTACTACAATACGTCAAGTCTTGTGGCTATCACAACAGCAGAGATTGATACTATTACAGCTTAATCAAAATGGGGGTAATTTATGGCAACAAAATTCTTAGACAATACAGGCCTTGCTTACCTTTGGGGTAAGATGACCAACAAGATTAACAATGCCATGGAGACCAAGCAGGACAAGGTTGTTACTCTCACTCAGGCTGAATACGATGCACTTCCGACTGCCACAAAAGAAAACGGAACGATATATTTCATTAGTGATGCACCAGCTGCGAAGTCGTTAACGATCGATAACATCTACCCGGTTGGCTCAGTTTATATTTCTGTAAACAATACAAACCCGGCTACATTTATCGGTGGAACTTGGGTTCAGATCAACGACGTGTTTCTGCTGAGTGCTGGCACTAATTACACGGCTGGAGATACTGGCGGCGAGGCTGAACATACGCTTACTATAGATGAGATGCCGAAGCATAATCATGGTGTGTACTATAGAGCGATATATCCCGACAGTGGTAAATCGTGGGGCGTTGACCCTGGTACAAGAGGGTCTGCTAATGATGGTCTAAACTCCATCCAGTTTGCTGGTGGCGGTCTCGCTCATAACAACATGCCACCATATTTAGTTGTGTATATGTGGAAAAGGACGGCTTAACTTATGGGCGCGATTAATGAATTAGGCGCTAAAGTTGGCGCGATCTACAAGGATGGAATTATGTATTCCGGAGTCGTTGATTCCGGAAGTACACCAAGCCCTTCTCCTTCACCAGATGTCCCTCTCGAAGATAAAGACGTTATATTCATCGACTATGATGGTACGGTTCTCTATGGCTATTCAGCAGAAGAGTTCTTAGCCCTTACTGAAATGCCAGCCAATCCGGATCATACGAGCGAAGGACTCGTGTCTCAGGGATGGAACTGGACGCTTGCCGATGCACAGGCGTACGTAGAAACTTACGGCAAGCAATGCATAGGGCAGATGTACGACACTTATGATGGAAATACACGATATTTCATCTCGATTCCAAATGGAGATGGCGAAAGAAAAAAGATAGGAGTACAGTGGTATTCTAATGTAGCAGATACCATCCGAATCAATTGGGGTGATAATAGCGAAGATTCATATGGTTCTAATGCTGGCGCTGTCGTTTTTGAGCATGAATATGCGTCGTACGGTGATTATGTCATAACTATAATAAGAGAAGAAGGGGCGAAATCATTTGGCCCTACAGGAGCTTTATCATCTACATACAATGAAAGCTCATATGCTTTAGATAGATATTTAAAGAAAGTATACATAGGTAGTTCTGCGACAAAGATTGATGGTACTTCATATTATTGTTGTTCCTCTTTGGAGTGCATTACTTTACATAGTTCGTCTACAATTCTGTCTTATACATTTAGAGGATGCTCGTCACTTTCATCTATTACTATACCTAATGTTCGCCAAGCAATAGGCACATACACATTTAGTGAATGCACGAGCTTAAAAACTGTATCCCTTCCAAATAGTATTACTGGTTCGCTTGCCTCATTTGCATTTGGCTACTGTATATCATTGAAGTTTATATGCTTACCGTCTTCGATGACAAGTTTAGCATCAAATGCATTTAGTACTTCTGGTATCGAGTATGTGATTATCCCTTCGTCGGTTACTAGTATAAGCAGTCAGGCATTTATGGGTTGTAGAAATATTAAAAAAATAAGCTTTCCTTCGGGCCTATCTAGCATTCCTGATGGCTGCTTTCAAAACTGTTCTTCCCTCGAGGAAGTGGTATTTCCTTCTTCAGGTTTGACAAAGATAGGAAGTAATGCCTTTTCTTCTTGCTTCAATCTTAAATCGTTAGCGATACCATCAACCGTAACAAGTATAGGTAATTATGCTTTTGCTTCTTGTTATAAATTGAGGTCGATTACTCTTTCGGATGCGACAGCTATTGGCAACTCTTTATTAAACGGATGCTGTTCTTTGAAAGAACTCACAATTCCTGCAACTGTAACAAGTATTGGTACGAATATACTCAATACATGTTATTCGCTTACCCGTATATATATGAAACCGACAACACCGCCGACAATAACAACAACTACTTTCTCGAATTCTAGTGCGCTCAATAGATCTGATGCGATAGTTGTCCCTCACGGCTGTGGCGAAGCATACAAAACTGCAACTAACTGGTCCAAATACGCCGACTTCATAGTCGAAATGGATGAATGAAAGGAGGATGATATTTAATGTACGTAACAATTAACAGCACTAAGTACACACTTGCTTCATACAAGCAGTACTTTACAGAGTTATATTTCGAATTCGCTAATGGCGAAGCTCTCGATGTATACACAGTACAGAATGATATTGAGGAGCACATCAAAGCCGAAACTCCTTTCGTCATTCGCAACGACAATGATATTAAGATCGAAGAATTCCCTCTTCGATTTGACAAGCTTCTGCAGGTGATTCAGAACTTCACAACGGGTAACGTTGAGGTTTATATTTCCTACGATGACGAAGATCGTTATGACGATAAGGAAGCTCTTAATATTCTTGTTAGAGACTCCCATCCGTCAGTTAAAGAAGCCCGTAAGCTCAGAGCAGCAATCGAGCAGTTCACCACATTTGTTGATGACGATGAACTTGCTGTTGCTAACGCCTGGGCATATCCTGAATGGGTCACCGATCACGACTACAAAATTGGAGACAAGGCAGTCGATGGGAATGTTCTCTACAAATGCTTAGCCGATCATACTTCTCAGAATACATGGGCGCCATCAGTTGCGCCTAGCCTTTGGGCAAAAGTCATCGACGAAACTCCTACAGGCGAGTATCCTGTCTGGGAGCAGCCAGACTCTACGAACGCCTACCATGTGGGTGATATTGTCTGGTTCCCTGCAAAAGATGCAAAGCTCTACGAATCTACGATCGATGGTAACGTCTGGTCTCCTGAGGCATATCCTGCAGGATGGAAAGAGGTTAATCCCTAATGGCCACAATTATTAGAGGTGGCGGTGGCGGCAAGAAGACTAAGAACACAAAGCTGGCTGATACGCAGGCTAAAGATGTATTAGTAAATACTGACTTTGTCAATTACGATGGCAATATTCAGCAAGGTACTATGCCTAATCGTGGCGCTGTGACACAGGCATTGAATGGCGGAAATAGTTACACTATTCCTCTTGGCTACCACAATGGAAAAGGTGTTATAAGCGCCAACATTCCTAACTGCAGATATGTATCATATTCGATTTACGGAAAAAGCAGTTATGGCTGGCATTGTTCTGGCGTTCTCGATACATCTGCTCGAAAACTTCCTTGCTATTACAGCGTGTTCGGAGGAATTCAGTCAGGATCATGTGGCATTCAAGGATCGAATGACAACTCTAACTGGACGACCATCCATAGTGGTAGCAACGGTGACGCTCGTAATAGTGGAACTCAAGGCACTGTCACAGGATACAGATATTATCGGGTTTACAGCAATGCGAACGTATCAGATAATGCCGCCGGTTGGATGGGCTATCTCTGCTGTGTGGATTTATGGTAGGTTTGGCTAATGAACAACGGTGATGCATTATATATTGTCCTCGACTATAAGGTCGATGGCGAGCCTATTCAAGAAGGCCAGTTCGACGAGATCGAGTTCTCTATCGGCGATAAGTACGCTAAGAACTCGGTCCGTTTTCTTTTCAGCAATGGTGATATTTCCTGGGATCCAAATCTCGAGAAATACACTCTTTTTATTACTCAGCGAGATACGCTTAAGCTCTCCAGTGGAGTCAATACTTACGTAGAGTATCAGGTGAGACTCCGTAAGGATGACGTTGTAATCTCAAGCCCTGTAGAAACTCTGCAGATCGGTAGGTCTGTATCTAAGCAGGTGATCTGATGTCGATTATTAACTGCGTTCTTTCGGGTGATATTTCAACAAATAGTTTACAGCTTACGGGCGATGTTAAGCCAGGACGGATCATTGTAAACCAAGCAGCAGATGTAGAGTACGAAGAAGGATTTGTGAACGGAACAAACGGGGACAATCTGTTAATTCCCACCAGCACAAAGTGCCAAAACGTAATTATATTTAATCCTTCCGAAGGAGCCATCACATCCGTCATGCCTGTTTACAGAGTCGTTGAGCTTATGGACGTGAATGGGTTCCAGAGATTAATAATCCGCACAACAAGCTCTTCGACATCTGTATACAGCTTTGATGAGCCGTCATTTAAGACAACTGTAACCTATACGGACGATCATATTTACATCCTCATTGAGGACAATGTGCCTGGAACATACAGATTTGCTTCCGGCACACGATACAAATACATAGCGTGGTGAGGTAAATCAAATGGGGCCTCGTAACTTTATTAATTTGTACATGGGCTCTGCGATTGACTACGACGGAGCTTATGGCGTCCAGTGCGTCGACGGCTTCAAGGTGTTCTGCGAATGGGCAGGAATTCCTGTGAAGGCAACGACAAATGGCTGGGCAAATGGTTATTGGATCTATAGGGACGAACTCGGATTCAGCGAGTGGTTCGATTATATTTACGATCCAAAAGAATTGAGAAACGGCGACTGGTGCATCTGGGACAAAGGATCATCATGTCCGCTTTCTCATATCGCCATGTACTACAATGGTCAGTACTTTGGCGAAAGACAGGGTGGAGGTAATGAGTTCAGATTCATTACTCTCCAGAATGATATTATGGGCGCACTTCGATGGAAAGGCTGGGATCGTTCCACTACAGTCGATGGCGAGAAGTACTTGTGTGGAATAGATATTTCGAATCACCAAGGACGAAACCATTTCGATTTGGAGGTAGTTAAAGACCAGTTTGACTTTGCCATCGTTAAGTCAACCGAAGGTATCGGATTTGTAGATCCTTATTGCGATATTTTTGTTCAGTGGTGTATCGACCACAAAAAGCCTTGGGGCTTCTATCATTTCGGACGTCCCGGTAATGACCCTATCAAAGAGGCAGACTTCTGGTATGAGAATACCAAGAACTACTTTGGCAAAGGTCTTCCGGTACTCGACATCGAAGAACAGAATCCGAATGTGGTTGCCTGGTGCTATAAGTTCTTGTCTAGAATTATTGACCTTACCGGAATCAAGCCAGTCGTTTACATGTCCGAACGTTCATTTGAGTGGGCTTACGATTGGTCCGCGGTTGTATCGCTTGATTGTGGATTGTGGTGCGCGGCTTATCGTACGTCTGATCCGTTCTACGAATTGGACGATTCCCAAACATATGCCTACGAAAGCCCTAAACCTAAGCACTGGCCGTTTGTCTGCATGTGGCAGTACACAAGCAATGGTCACTTAGCTGGTTATGAAGGAAACCTCGACTTCAATATTTTCTACGGAAATGAGAAAGTCTGGATGGCATATGTTACAAGTGGCAAGGATGCTCCATGGGAGGACTTACCTCCGATCACAGAGCAGCCCAAACCTATAGAGGAGGACAATACTATGCCTACGCCTGTCGACACAAATCAAAATGGGGGAGATACTGCTCCTCAGGCTAGCCCCACACCGGATTTCGACGTAGCCGGAATCTTTGGTATGAGCAATCGCACGTATGATATTCTCAAATACGTTGCGCTCATCGGCATCCCCGCAGTAGTAACTCTTATCATGTCTGTTGGAAACATCTGGGGGATCGCTAATTACGACAAGATCGCTACAACAATCAGCGCACTTGGAGTGTTCTTAGGTTCGCTTCTTCTTGTTTCCTCGCACGCATACGCGAAGAACAAGGAGAAGGAATAATGACAGAGGCAATCTGGGTGGCAATTATATCTGCAGTAGCTACGGTCATCGGGGTGTTAGTCTCGAACCGTAGCATGCAGACCAAAATGATGTACGAGTTCGAAGTGAGCCTGAAGGTTCTACGGACGGAAGTACAGAAAGATATTTCAGAACTAACACGGGAAGTACGAGAGCACAATAACTTTGCTAAGCGTGTTCCCGTTGTTGAGAACAGTATCGAATCTATCGAGAAACGATTAGATCGATTAGAGAGGAAATAAAAATGTCAAGTATTGTAGATGCACTCAAGACAGTGCACCCGGAGGCAACCGGCGATACAATTGCTGAAGTTATCAAGACCATGGAAGCTGGTGGTGGATCTGGAGGAGGCGCAGGAAACGTAATAACCGTGACTGTTAGCGGAACCATCTCGTCCAGTAACAAGCCGACTGTTGAAAATATTAGCCATACGTTTGCAGAAGCAAGAGAATTAGTCGAAAGTGGGAATCCTATAACATTCGCGTTTATACATCCGAAATATGAAGCCATGCCGAATAAGTATCATAAGATAATAGCATATTCCACAGCGTATTGCTATTGGAGTTCGGAGTTTAGTGGTGAGAGTAGTCCACTTTCAGAACATTTTGAAGTTTATATCCAGAACTTTCATACCACAAAATTTACATTCACTTGGGCTAGCAATGGCATTAGTAGCTTCGCAAGTTGAGCATGAGGTGATATTTTATGACAAGCATTACAGACGCATTAAAACTCAAACACCCTGAAGCTAAGGGTGATACAATTGCTGAAGTTATTCAGACAATGACATCTTCCGGTGGTGCTGGTGGAGGATATGCTGTTGAGGTTCACGTTGACAGGTCTTCTGAGGCTAGTCACGACGGCTATCCGATGGAAATCACAGACTATACGGCTGGCGAATTACTCGATATGTGTATGTCTGGTCCGGTGGCGTTCTATGTTAACGAAACAAGCGATATTCCAGGTGAAGTAATTAGGGGTATGCTTACACTGTCAGTTTTCGTATACTCTCCGGAACATGAAGAGGATATTGAGGGAACAGTAGAGACTATTCCAGAACAATATATGTTTATGCTAACATCAAGTGAAATAGGGGGATCTCTTAGAGCTTATTCAGCCGATGAATATCCTTCTTCGGCAGCAACTCCGCCTAAATCTGGCGGCGAGCCGATCAATCCGAATCCGATCAAATAGGGGATATAGCATATGGCAGAAATTATAGACGCTCTTAAAGAATATTTTGGCAATAAAGTTGATGGAGATACGATCGATGAGGTCGTACGTGATGCCACTAGACAGGGATTGATTCCTAAGAAAGAAGAAAAAGTAAAACCCAGTTACGAGCTAATCATCTATAATGGAGGACCGTCTTTTACCTATACGGCACGGAAATTAGTAGAGATGATGCGCTCAGGAACGGTCCCTATAATCCGTTACACTAAGGCACCGACTTCAGGTAATTTGCCTAGAGACGAATATTACTATCCATTAAGAACCGTTTCTGCTAATAATGATACAACTCAGTTTATTTTTGTGCATGTTGACGTGGAAGACTACGATCTTAGCACAAGTGCAAATAAGCTTGGAATTCGTTTTATTATTATTGGCAATTACAATAATGCAACAACGAGCGACTATAGGTTGCTTGCTGAAAACCTTGTAAGATAAACATTTCCTAAAAATTCCTTGGGTGAGATTTTTGGAAAATCTTTTTAGCCCACGCTTTGACTCACGGATAAAGAAAAAGCCTATATTTCAAGGCTTTAGTCGTTATCTGGTGCCGGTACGCGGATTTGACATCCGGAGCTTGAGTAGCGTGAATTGGGACTTTTTATGATGGGTTCAAGGGGCTTATTCGGCACATTTGTCTCACGTTTTGTCTCACGATTCTCCCTGAACCCATTCATTTTCAGCATCATATTCTGATCTGAGGATTCGAGCAGATGAGTATACGTCCTTAGCGTCTGTTCGATCGTTGTGTGCCCTAAGCGTTTACTTACGGCAACGATATTTACACCATTGTTTATTAACCAGGTTGCATGGCTATGACGTAGGTCGTGCAGCCTGATATTTTTGACTCCGGACTGTTTGACTGCTTTCTTAAATACGCGGTCTATCGACGTAGGAGCAAGGCCAACATAACCTCCAAAGACGTAATCGCCATCCATGAGAATTAAAGGTCGTAAGTGCTCCCAAAGCACATCATCGAGCTGAATCTGGCGCTTATTTTTAGTCTTGGTTGGTGTAAGGCCCTTAGCTGTTGTACGTTGTGAATATTTGATGATTACAGAATGATTTTTTACATCTTTCTTTTGAAGGGCTATCGCTTCTCCTCTTCTGCAACCTGTCCAAAACAGGAACTCAAAGAAGGTCTTATACAGCGGGTCCTCAACATATTTAAGAAATTGGTCAAACTCAACTGGAGTCCAGACTTCCGGTTCTTCAAGAATCTCGTCGTCGGTCTTTTTGAGATTAGTTAGAACAGCAGCAGGATTGCGTAGTCCGTACGACTCTGCTGCGAATTTAAAGACGCTACGGACATAAGAAAGTGTTGTGTTCTTGGTCTTTGTAGCGTAATCAGCGCTCGCTAAGGATGCACGCCACTTAATGAGCTCTGCGCGTGATATTTCGTTTATCGGACGGTCTAGGAACTTTGAGAATCTAATTTCAAAGTGCTCTTTATGTTGTCTTCGAGACCCTTCAGAGCTTTGTAGATACTCTTCCCATATTTTGGCAACGTCTCTAAACGTAGTTGGAGCTTCAGATCCAGTGTCAGAGCGATTCTCTCGTTCCCACGCTTTTGCAGCTCTCGAACTTTCAAAGCCGCGCTTGGTTTTATGGAGAAATTTGTTGGTGACTGGGTCTTTGACTGAGTAACTGACATACCATGTACCTCGCTTTTTGTCTTTGTATACTCCCATAGTTGTTTTGCAACCTCCGTAGTATTAATTATAGTAACACATAGATACGTAGATTTATATTCGGAATGGTGTCAAGTTTCGCGTAAAAATAGCCTCTTATAGTAGGAGGTGACGTGAAATGACGTACACAAAATTAGACTATACTGGTTATGAAAACCAGCTCGAAAAGAGCGGGGAGTATCTTAATGGGTATTACTGGAGCTTTATGTTCCCGAATGGGTATGGAGCTAGTGTCATTAAGCACGATGGGTCCTATGGACACCAAGATGACTTATTTGAACTGGCCGTACTTAAAGACGGCGAAGGACTGTGCTACGATACACCGATCACAAGTGATGTTATCGGCTGGTTGGACAACCAGGAAGTTCTGGATTTGTTAAATAAAATCTCGGAACTCTGACAAGAAGGGGCTTTCTAGCCTCTTTTCTTTTTTTTCTCGGGGGTGATATTTTGAAAAACAAATTAACTAAAGATTGGCTTGTCGCAGCGGCCATAAGAGCGCTAAGGACGTTCTTTCAGACGCTTGCAAGCTTATACACTGTCGGAATGGCTTTGTCCGACATTAACTGGATGCACGCCTTGTCTGTTTCAGCAATGGCGGCATTATATTCTTTCATCACAAGTCTTACCGGTCTTCCTGAGGCTGGAGGAGATGGTACGCTGCTGATCGATACAACAGATCCGAATAAAGATATTTACCGTCTCGAATTAGACACGCTTGACGGACTAGAGAAAAAGAAATCTGTAATTTTGAGAGTGAGGTCAAATACGAATGTCGAATAGTTTAAAACATTACGGAATCAAAGGCCAGGAATGGGGCGTAAGAAACTATCAGTATGAAGATGGAACACTTACACCTGCTGGTAGAGAAAGATATTCCGATGCAGGAAGACAGGCTGGAAACATGGCTAATAATGGCTTGCGATTAAGAAGATCGGCTACTGTAACCGCACAGAGAAGAACCACTACTCATCCTGCCCAGGGATCAGCACCAAAGCCGATGAATGATCCACAGACGATTCAGTATAATCGGAAGATCATGGATGAAGAACTGAAACGATATCACGAGAGCGGATTCCGAAATAATTTCGCATATATGCAGCCCAATGATTTTGAAGTATTCTTAGGAGAATCCGGGATCGATACTGACGGAATGACTCCTCAGCAGATTCAGGAAGAACTCTATGAATTTAACAAGAGAAATAATCTTCCAACCGAATACACAGAGGAAGATAGCAAAAGACACGACGACGATGTTCGCGACAAATGGACTGACGAAATGGCCGATCGTGTTATTCGTGGAGAACTCGGCAATGGCGAAGAACGCAAGAGGAAGCTTGGCAATAGGTACGCCGAAGTACAAAAACGAGTGAACGAAAAGCTTTCTCATTCTGATATTTATTCTGACGAATTGACGCATTTCGGCGTTAAAGGCATGAAGTGGGGAGTTAGACGATACCAGAACACAGATGGAACACTCACTGCTCTTGGCAAAAAAAGAAAGGCCGGTCGAGAAGAATATATTAAACGTATTACCGACGAATTCAATAGGACTCAGGGAAAACTTATCGCGCAACGCGATCGCTATTCTAAACTAAAATCCGATATTTCAAAAAGAGGAGCGAATGGCGAGTTCAAAAAGAATCTTCGCATCAGTAAAGACGATAGTGGACGCACTAGTTACTGGAACGCCATTGAATTAGATGACGGAGATGAGTACAAAAGTAAAAAAGAAGCCTACGACGCATATAAAAATCATGTTGATAGAGAGCTTGATTATTACACTAGAAATACAAGCCCTTCCAAACAAAAACAATTGAATAAAACGATTGACAAAATACGAAAGACTCCTATCAGCGAAAGAACATATATAGAAAACGAGAAACTTGGTAAGAGGACCGCCAAAACAGCGATGGTTGGAATAGCAGCACTTGGGTCTACTGCTATAGTAGCTAGCCATACTTATTTGCTAGGACTTATGATTGGTTTCCCGATAACTTGCGCGGCATCTGTCGTAGGAGGAATGGCCGCAGGAATGACTGCTGAAAACATAGGCGTCAAGAAAGAGTATAGGCGAGAAGAATATGAAGACGATATTGACAGAGGCGAATTGCTCAGATGAACTTAAACACTTCGGTGTCAAGGGAATGAAATGGGGTGTTCGTAAGGAACGCGAAAAGAAAGCAGGACGGAGAAAAAGTTTAACAAGTGTAGACCCGTCAATAGCAAAGAATAAACAAACAAAACGTGTCGCTGAAGATTACAATAAATTAACAGATTCAGAGTTCAAAAACAAATACTATACAAGTAAGGAAACATTCGCTAAACGATATTCTAAAACAAATGGAAATACGTATAGCTTGGGCAAAAAGAGACAAAAAATGGCCAATGCCGTATTAAAAGGTGGTAAAGCACTTGGCAAGGCGGCGTATACGGCTGCCAATGTTGCAACTCTTGGCGCGGCAGGCAGGATTCGAAAAGCAGAAAAAGCCCATGCTGAATATCGTAAAGATTACAAGCCGACACTTGTAGGAACTGGTGTGCGAACATATTTGCGATACAAAGGACGTCAGGGTAGGCACTACATGAATAAGCTTGCAACCATGGGTCTTGCGACGGCGGCAAGCGCAATTGCTATCAAATCCGGAATGAACCCGTCTGTAGTTAGAGGCGCAAAAATCGTAGGAAAAACATGGCATACGATGTCAACGTTAAGCATGGCCGCATTAGATGCTTATGATGCATATGCCACCGCTAGAGATATTGGTGAAACCGCCGTTAACATGGCTAAGAAAGCCAGCAATAGATAAGCCGCGGAATTCGCGAGTAATTCTGTCCTTCTAATAGAAAGGTAGGTATTACTTATGAGTTTAAAGAAGATATTTGGTATAGTTGCTGGATTAGCAGTAATGGCCGGTGCCACAATTGTAATTAAGAAGGCATTGGATTGGAAAAAGGAATGCGATGATATTGCAGATCATCTGTACGACTTTCCATTTGAGCCGCAATGGCACTGGACTATGTACGGCACTACAGATGTTGATAGACCATTAGGTCCACTAAATTAAATACGCGGGGCGTTCTGCCCTTCGTATTTTTTTCGCTTGAAATTCCGCTCTTATAGTAGAGATTGAAAGGAGATTTTTATGGAAGAGATTATCACTAAAGAAGAATTTGAAAAGAGAATTGGAGAGGTGCTCAATCACATGGGTTTTCTTAACCCGAAAAGCAAAGAGTACAAAGAATGCATGGACACGTACAAAGACTTGGTTCACGGATACAAAACACTGTATGGAGAACCTTCACATGTCGAAGAAGTAAAAAAGACATTTCGGGAACGTGCGGTAGACGTATTTTTGACGCCACAGGTCTTTTGTACAACAATTGCAACTGTTGGAAGTATAGCGGTTATTTTCGGGCAGACAATGATGATTGGGAACAAAGAAGCAACTGGATCATTCTCAAATTCGAGACTAATGACAAATTTGCTGCAAAAAGCACAATTTCGAACTCAGTAAGAATACGCGGGGCGTTATGCCCTTCGTATTTTTTTCGCACAATTTTCCATTCATATTATAGAGAAGAATAGGTAGGGATACTAGTAATAGCAATCGTCTAATGGTAGGACACCGCTTCGGCGGAGACCCGGTTTCGAAGACCGGAAACCTATTATTCTTTTTTTTGTACCCTATCATTCGCGCTATTTTCTCCCCTTATAATGAAAAGGAGATAAACGAAAAATGAAAAAGAATAATAGAACTATGAACGCATTAAAATGGTCAGCAGCCGTAATAGGATCGGGAGCTGTGGCGTATGTATGCTCAAGCACAGTTATGGAGCTTGCATTTAAACACGGTATAGGAGGTGTTGCAAGCAAAGCACTGCTTGCTACAGTAGCAGGCGTTGCCACAACCGATGTTGTATGGACAAAGACCTATGACGCATTGTCACAGAGTTTTGGAGTTTACGAAGAGAATTAAAAAGAATGAGCAAACAGCTTATTCTTTTTTCTGTACCCTATTATTCGCGTTAAATTCTCCTCTTATAATGAAAAGGAGATAATGAAAATGAACTTTATACAGTATATGGATTTCAGTTACATTTTATTCAGTTTTGCAATCGTATTTGGAGGGTTATTCCTCATGATTGTAGCGATGGCATACCAGGATGTAGTTGAAGAGAACAAAAAGCTTAAGAGAAAGAATCATTATATTGAGAAAGAGAATCTGAAATTGGTAACAATCGTCGATCTGTTAACAGACGAGGATGAAGAAGCTTGATTTCAGCTTCTTTTTTTTCTGCGGTTATATTTTTTATGAGCAAAATTGAATTGACGGATACACAAATTGGCTTTACTGACGACAAAACTATATTTATAGAAGTCATTCAGGATGGCCAAAAACTAACACTTGAGATGGACAAAGACAGTGCAATAGAACTTGTCGATGGAATCATTGAAGCGCTTGACATGCTGGTAGATTATTTGGATGACGAACCGTCGAACGATCTACTCGCGTGATTTTCCATCCATATTATAGAAAAGGAGAACAAAACAATGAAGAACGAAACAAAGAAAAGAATAAAAACTATTTGCAAGGACACTTATGAAGTAGGAGTTATTGCTATTGCTGTAGCATCAGGTTTCGGCGCAGGATTTGCGGCCGCATCCCTTGCAGGCGATTTTGTTAGCCAAAATGTACAATTGCATTTCGCAAATGATAATGCCAACAAAATTTTGAAAGGGATTATGGTCCTTGGTACCGCCGAAGCCGTTGGGATAACAGTAATGGACAAAAGCGCTAACAGTATTGCAAAAGCATTTAATGTAGAAGTTTAAAGTGCTATCTATCAGATAGGGCAATCTCGTCCTATCTTTTTTTCGCGCTATTTTCTCTTCTTTTAATGAAAGAGAGGAAGATAATAATGACAGTTTATGCAATTATTGCTGACGGAAACGTCCGTAAAGATTCGATTTACACAACGAAAGAAGAGGCGATGAAAAAGCTATACGAGATTAGAGAGAATCTTAGAAAGCTTTTCACATATTGCGACTATAACTTCGAAATTGAAGACGTAAAAAATTTGGACGGTTTTTGGGTAACAATTGATGGAGAGCATGAAGAAAGTTATTTCGTGCAAGCATTAGAGGTTAGAAAGAACTAGCCTCTTTTATTTTTTCTTAATTACATTCACTTTGGAGGTTATCAGAATGTATATTTTAAAGACAACCAATCTGGAGACGCACAGGAGCACGTACAAAACGTACAAGACGAAAGGCCGTGCGTACAAAGCTTATATTTACAACATGGAACATTCGGACAATCTGTCTAATGTCGAGTTGTACGAGAAGATCTCGATAGGAAGCAACTGGATTCAGCCAAAACTGGATCTGGATACGCTTCCTTTTTAATTATATTTTGGAGCTGTTTATGATCTTGAAAAAGAAGAATCCGAAAGTAACGTATTGTGCGACTTGCATTTACCAAGAGAATAATATTTGTCACCGGACGTCTTCTCACGCAAAAGTTGATGACAATGATTGGTGCGTAAAAGGCGTGGATATTACGGACAAGGAATTGAGAGAAAGGATTAAAAAAGGAGGTTTGAAATGGATCAGATGAAAACCAGGAATGTTTTTACAGCACTCAGCATGATTGGTGTTGTAGCAACTGCGGCTGTTTCTGTGATCGCCGGCATGAAGATTAAAGATATTCTGGACAACGCTTCTGTCGGTGTCGAAAAACATGCGGTCAAAAGAAAAGTCGCTACAGAACTAATCGTACCAGCGGCCGTTGCAGGAGGAACTATATTCTGTATGGCAAGAAGCGAAAAGATTGCAACAGATGCAATTGTTGGATTGTCAGCAACTGCAGGATATTTGACTCGAAAGGCCGCTACTTACGAAGACAAGCTTAAAGAGAAGCTTACACCTGAAGAAATGGATGATATTCGAAAAGAAGTCATAGCCGAAGAGCTTGCAGTTCAAAAGCCAAAATTTTCTCTGGGGAGATTTCCGGCAGAACTTTCTGGGCATGGCGACACATTATGCTACGAAGGTATATTTGGACGCTTATGGAGATCCGATATTAAGTATGTTGACGAAGCAATTCGAACGTACGAGATAATGCTCAACGGCGATGAAGAGCATGGCATGGGATGTGGCAATATGAACGACTTCTATGACCTGAACACTATATTGCCGACGCACATGGGCGACGCTTATGGTTATCCGGCCAATCCAGATTTCAGACCAAATGAGATAAAATTCAAAACAACACTGCTTCATGGCTTTGACTATGGTGATATTCACATCGATGAAGACGTGTATGTAATTGAACCGGCATCACGAGAAGACTATCCTGTTGAATATTGGGATGAAGTATAGATTCGCGAGATTTTCGAGTTGTTGTGTGAGTAAAGGAGGTACTCAATATGGAAATCAAAAATGAAGTAATCAAAAACATTAACACACTCAGTAGCAAAATTAATGAAAACTTGCCTCGTGTTTTGGAGGGAGCGGGAATTATATTCTTTGCGCTGACTATTGCCGAAACAGTTAAGGCAACTAAGAAGATGCCAGACGTAATGGCAAACGCTGAGAAGAAAAAAGGCTCGGAACTTACGACCGGAGAAAAGATATTTACGGCCGCAAAGAACTATGCAAAGGTTGGAATCTATGGATTAGAAACTTTAGGTTGCTTCCACGCCGCTACGAACGAAGCATTGAGACGTTATGCGGCTGCGATGGTCATTGCAGAAGCCAGAAAGAGCGAACTTGATAGTTATATTCTGGCAGCAAGAGAAGTCGTTGGAGCTAATAAAGAAAGCAAGATCAAACAGACTTCCGTAGAAGAGCGAGTAAAAGAAATGGTCGGAAACGGAATGGTATTCAGAGCTTGCGGAGATGGATGTTCGGACAAGAATGTATTTCCTGAGATTAACCTGAATTTCTTTGGAAGTGCAGATTCGGTAAGAAAAGCATTCTATGCGTGCGACGATATGCTGCGTAGAGGATGCGATGTGACGCTAAGAGACTTGCTAGACGAGATCAGTAGCAGAGTTGCACTTCCGCCTGGCACTAAGTACGGGTTCGAAACACGACTGGGCTTTAAGTATGATGATATTATTACTCATCATAACTATAAAGATAACGAGATGCTATTCCCGTTTGAAGAAGACGCAGTACTTATAGATGGAGAGGTCTATCATGTATGGTCGTTCACATTAGTTCCACTTGAGGAACGAAAGAACTGGGATTTCTTTGAGAACCAGTTCATGTATTAAGGTAAGGAAAGAGGATCACGTGAGAAATTCGCGTGATTTTCTCTTCTTATAATAGAAAAGGAGAAAAAGAAAATGACAGAATTTAAAGATGGAACAGTAGTTTACACAAACGAGGACTTAAACGCAATGGCGAATGAGGCAAATGTTGAAGAGGTCAAGACAATGGCAGAACAGCTTATTGAAACGCTGACCCCTGAATCCAAAAAGATGATCGGTGCTACTGGCGCCGCAATCGGTGCTGGACTGATCATTGTTGGAATCAAGACGGGTTTCTTTAAGAAGACTGCAAAGAAGGTAGTCGGACTCTTCAAGAAAGAACAGCCGGAAGCGAACGTCGTTGACGCTACTGCGACAGTGAATTCTTCTCAGGAAACCAATTCTGAGAACTAAGGTATAAGGAGCTCTATTATGGGCTCCTTATATTTTTCTTTTTGAAAGGAGATGACGTACATGTTTAAAGAAACACTTCGAACGACCATCACGTTTGCATTTGGATATTTTGTAGGACGTGTTGTGGAACAGGTGAGACAGAATGGCGAGTTCCGATGGGAATCTAAGGATGGAACGATTAAATTCGAAGCTCACAAGAAGGAAGATATTCCCACTGAATCTGAATAGTGGCTTGAGCCCCGGTTTAACAGCTGGGGCTTTTCTTTTGGTTATATTTTGAAAGGAAGACTTGACTATGGAAAACATTACTTACACATCAGACGGAATCAAATACTATCAGACAGGACGCGTTGCTAAAATGCTCGGATGCACACCAGCGTATGTGACTATTCTGATCAAGAGCGGAAAAATCAAAGCAGTAAAAGAGCCGTATCACAACAAGAATGGTTATATGTACCTTATTCCTTCAGATGAGGTTGAACGTTTTATCGAATCCAAGAATACCAAAACCAGGAAGAAGACTGATATTCCTGCAGAAGAAACGGCCGAACAGGTTCCGATGACAAAAGAAGAGATTAAGGAGCGTCTGCCCGAGGATGTAAAGGATAGGCTCCCAGATCTCGAAGAATTTAAGCGTGATATTCTCGTACACATGGAGATGTCACTTGCAAAGGGTGTTGCTGGCCTTCACGCACACAATATTAAGCTTCTCGAGAGTAATAGAAATACCGTGGATATTCTCGCTGAGAACGCTAAAGAACTGAACAACTTAAGAGAAGAAGTTGGCAAGATCATCGACGCAAGTGTGAAGTTTGAAGATCTGTACCATGAGGCATTCATGCGTGGATACGAACAGGGCTTTAAGGACGGTTCTTACGTAAAGACAGAATACAAGACCAAGTCCATGGCAGAAAGATATTCCAATCCGAATGTATCGTACATAGGAAAGTTCGGTGGTAAGGATGAATAAGACCGTAGAGCTTTCAAATAGTGTCTTGGTTCTTTCGGTAGTTTTTGAAGAACGAGAAACGTTCAACAAATACGGAGAAGTTCTTGGTGTCTTTGCTGACGTGAACTACGTAACAAACTTTCTGAGAGCGAGATATGGCAATGATATATCCGAAGAGACGCTTAAAGATATTGTGTTTTACGCCGATTATCCGGGAGGATATTACATAGAACTTAAAGACAAGATATTTGTATGCCCTGACATTATCGGTTTTTACATTGAACGAAAAGATATTATTGGAGGACTTGAGAATGAATGACTTCAAATGGAACCATATTGTTTTAGATGTTGTTCGGCACCTAAAAAATAGCTTAGAACCTTATGTCCCGATCAGATCATGCGGAGATGAAATTATTGTTCCGACAAAGGACAGAAGACTAGTTGAAACTGTAATTCGTGACTATTGCATTGATAAAAAGTATAGATTCAGTATAACGATGAAGCCAGAAATTCTGTCAGACGACACTAGAATTTGGTTGGAGATTGGTGAGGGATATTCGCACTTATTTGACGAAAAATCAGTACATCCTATCACTGCTGTTGTTTATAGACCGAAAATAGTTGACATCGACTGCATTAAGAAAGTTATATTCTCGGGTCCATGCACGATCATTCTGTGGAATGACGGGACAAAGACGATTGTCAGATGCGGTCCGGATGACGAATTTGACAAAGAGAAAGGCATAGCAATGTGCATTCTCAAGAAAATGTTTGGCTCTTCTCATCAGATGAGTAAATGGATGAAAGAGCAGATTGGTGAAGAAGAGGAAGAAGAGCAGGGATTTAAGCTGCCTCCATTCTTCTTTGCGGACGATAAGAAAATAGACTTGTGAGGATGGACGCAGATGATTGTTAGTTTTGTTCTAGGCATGATGACAGGTGGTGCAATTGCGACTTTTTTCATGACAAGTTTCATTATATCTAAGCGAGGTTAAGCGATATGTTTAGACTGATTGATGCAGATGATCTGAAAGACTGGTCAGAGATTGTTCCATTAACAGAAGATGGCGGCATTGATATTAACGATTTTGAAGAAAAGTTGAAGTCGATGCCGACAATTGATGCAGTGCCTGTCGTACGGTGCGGGGTGTGCCGGAGAAAAAGGTATTGCTCATTTTACCGAGGTGACGACAATGATTTCTGCTCATGGGCGGAGGGAAAAGACCATGGGACTGATTGATGCGGATAAGTTTCTGCAGAATATGACGGATCTTTATCGGCAAGCGGGATGGAATGAAAGAGAGGTTCACTTCAGCCTGGTGGATCTCCAGATGAATATTTTCATGGAGGACACCATCCCGATCCCGGTGATCAGGTGCAAGGATTGCAAATACAGTTCTCCGAATCAAGTATATGGATGCAGGATAAATTCATTTGCTGGCGACTTAGATGAAAGAATGTATTCGGATGACTTCTGCAGTATGGCAGAGAGAAAAGAGGAGATTGAAAAGATGAATGAAAAAGATATTTCTAGACTTGCTGGTGAAATTGCTGATATGGCTATAAATGGCGCTTCTGATGAAGAATTGAAAGAAGCTATTGACAACTCAAAAGATATTATTGATGGCCACAAAGATAATGTGGATTTTCTGAAAAATGCTGAGAATGGAATTAATAGACTTTATGAGTGCTTCGTTCCTTGGAATAACGGCGATATTTCCGAAGACGAACCAACGATTCATGTCAGCTTAAATGAAATGCGGAAAGTTGTACTTAAAATGCTTGGTACCACGCACATACCTGATGTGTATAATGGCGATTTAGTCGGATATACCGTCTATGAGAAACCATGGAAGAAACTTATGCATGAATTCGGCATTGAGTACTACGACGTCGATGATTTAATCGAGGCTATCGGCGAAAAGGCCAACGAAGAAGAGAAATCCTTCGAAGAGGCTGCAGACGAATTGATTAAGAAATGTTTTTGATGGAGGAATTGACGATGACAACTAGACAGATATTCTTCGAACAGAAGATGGCGGAGAACGCTTTAAGACTTGCAAATGCCAAAAAGATGGCAGAGATGTATAGAGCCAAGGGCAGACTCAGAGATGCTAAAGGCATGGAAGATCTGGCCGAGAGGTTGGAGAAGGAACGCTCAGAAATCGCCACCGAAGCTGCCGAAGTGAAAACTATAGAAGATACGAACGGAACGTTTATTTTTGGACCTATCGAATAGTTCGCGTGATATTCCCGCCTTATAGTAGGAGGATAAAACGATGAAAAAGTTATTTGACAGCACATCTACGAAAGAAAAGACATTCACAGAAAAGGTTAAAGGAGCATTTAACGCGGGTGTTGAATTCGCAAAAAGGAATCCTGGACTTGTTATTATGGCAACAGGTCAGGCGGTCCAATTAGCGGGTTTTGGAGTGAGTATTTATACTATGAACAAAACACATGCTTTGAAGGTCGCTGACGAGCTTTGCAAGTACAGGGATCCGAATACGAATATTGTATGGCACTTGAATAGAATGCTGACCAATTCGGAAAACAAGATGTTGGCAAAAGCTCTCAAAGATGGAGCTGATATTCAGCAGATTTTAACTGACTTAAACGTATTAGCATAAGGTGGGACGAAAGTCTCATCTTATATTTTTCTCTTTTTTGAAAAGGAGGCGCCAATGAGCGAGAACAATAACGACTACAACAAACTTAGCGAGACACCGACAGTGACAAATAACACTCATGTCGCTGAGCGTAAGAAGTCCATGGCAAAGAAATTCGCAGAAGTGTTCATCGAAGAGGACATTAATGAGGTAAAACGTGCAGTATTCGAAGACACGATTAAGCCTGGAATAAAAAGAATTATATTTGACATGGTAACAGGAGCTTTAAATGGAATCCTGTTTGGCTCCACAGGAACAACTGATATTTTCACAGGAAGAGGTAACAAGCCATATGACTATACTCAGCATAGTAAATCAAAGTCTACTCCTAATCGTCCTACTTTTAGCCGTGGTTATGGAGATTTTGATGCTTTCCGCGATTATACCTTTGACTCAAAAAGCTACGCAGAGTCCATATTACGCACGCTGTATGAGTATGTTGTCTCGGATGGTTATGTCACTTTATTCGATTACTACAAAGAAATAGAAGTAAGAACCGAATACACAGACAAAGACTGGGGTTGGAGCGAAGAAGACCTCAGATTTGTTAAACCAAAACTTGTATGGGTCGATGGCGCTCAGAGATGGGCACTTAATCTGCCTAGACCTAGAGCATTGAACTATCAGCGTTAACGAAAGGAGATTATATTTTATGAAGTACGAAGCAATTGCTATGATCAACAAGTGTTCAAAGTTTGTCTTTGATCACAAATCAGACATTATGCTTGCTCTTGGACTTGGAGCAGGCGCGGCTACTGTTATTACAGCGGCCAAACAGACACTCAATATGAATGATATTCTCGACGAAGCTAAGGGTGACATCGATGTAATCAAGAGTGAAGAACCAGAAGGCAAAAAATCCCGTGGGAAAAAACTGGCAAAAGTTTATATTAAGACGGCCTTTAAGGTAGCGGCCAACTATGCAGTTCCTGCCGGATTTGCGGTAACTTCTGTATATTGCATTTGCGGTGCTTATGGACTTGTTAAAAAGGAAAACAAACAGCTTGTGCTTGTTAATCAGGGCCTTGTAACCGCTCTTAACAAGATGTACAAGAATGTGGAAGATAAATACGGACCAGAAGAAGCGGCAAGGATGCGCTTCGGCGGTGAAGAAAAGACCATCACAGTCATTGATAAAGACGAAAACGGCAAGGAGAAGAAGTCAAAGGAGAAAGTTAATGTTCTCAAGGAGGAAGACAAGCCAGTAAACGACATGTTTTCATTTCTCTTCGACGCCGCAAACTGCCCCTACACCTACAAAGAAGAGCCCTACCATAATGTCAAATTTATTAGAGACTGCCTTAGTGAGCTTAATAACATGCTTATTACTAGGGGTAAGGTTTCCGTCAATGATATTCGCTACAAGCTCGGAGGACGAGGAATCCGCGGAGGAGACGATTACGGGTATGTATATTCACCGGGTAAAGTTGTTGACTTTGGTCTCGATGAGTTTATTAATTACGACGATTATTGCCGTAAGTCTTCTTTCTTAAAAGGATACGAGAAGTCTATCCTGCTGCATTTCAAAGATAATGACGGCTTCATTAAATTCAAGATCGATTACGATTATGGGTTTTAATGATGAGTTCACGCAAAGAGAGGTAAAAAGTCACTGTTTTGGATGCACTAATCGGAAACCAGGATGCCATGGAAAGTGTCCTATGTATGCCGATTATAGAAAACGACTTGATGATAAAAAGGCCAAGGAGCGGTTAGAGAAAGTCAGGAATGATATTTTCTGGCCAACAACTGCTCCTCGGCAGAAAGAGAGAAAGAAATAATGAGATTCTCAGAGAATGAAGTTGAGTATATAGATCACTGCACTCGAAAGGACTTCGAAGCTCGATACGGGGAGAACAGAGACTACAAGATATTTGTAAGATGCAGAAACTGCAAGTTCTGGAGAACTACTGACGGAATGTTCAAGGATATTGATGAAAGACTGTGGCACCATTGCACACAGCTGGAGGATATTTTAACCAAGAATCATCTGGATAGCCTTACCGAGGAATACCACTATTGCGGATGGGGAGAGCCAAAAGATGAATAAGCTTGGAGCAGTGATATTTGTCGGAGGGTTTGCGAGCTCTATTATCGGATTGCTAATGATGCTCGTGTCCCATGTGTTGGAGGTTTTAAAATGACACCGACTAGAATCTTTGATATTCTGCATGAACTGGCTCCTGAAAAAGCCAGGGATGTAATTTCGTACAAACGCCTGGACAAGAACTCGATTGTGATTCGTATGATGTCTGGGCGTTCTTTTATATTTAGAACAGACCCTAAGGGTGAACATTTTGAATTTATTGAAAGGGAGAACGTAAAATGAGAGTAAAACAGTGTGACGCGTGTCTTAAGACTTTCCATCATTACGATGGAACTGACAAAGAATTATATTCCAACGGACTGATTCTTGTGAACTGGGGTAAGAACGGCAAGTACGAAAAGAAGGGATATTTTGACCTTTGCCCTAGCTGCATGAAGGAGCTTGCTTACTTCCTGTCAAATGATGGAATGAGAGCAGCCGGGCAGTTCCTCAAGGAAGGTGACGTAGCACAGCCTGTTTTAAGCCATTCTGATGATATTTCCGAACTGACGAGCGAGGGTACGTCAAATGAATAGCGGAGCCAAATACGGGCTTATATGGGCCTCTGGAGTGATTGTAGGGGCTGTAGGGACGTATTTTGGCATGAAAAGATATTTTGAAGATAGGTACGATGAAGAACGGCAAGAACTGATTGGTATCTATCTCAAGAAAGACAGTGGCAAGAGTGCCAGTTTGAAGCCAGGTAACGAGTCCCCTGCGTCTCAGATAGATCCTGCTGTATTTGATAAGCATTACATTGATCCAAAGTCTTACAAGGACTACACCTCTATGTACGGAGGTGATGATATTTCTGATGAGAAAGATCCAGACACTGTGATCGAACAGAACTTGATAGCTAAAGAGTCCATTGATATGGCGTCAAAAGAACATCCTGCAGAAAGCGGATCGAGAAAGCCTCGAATCATCACTGAGGACGAGTTTGATGAGCATGTTCCTGCGTATGACAGAATCACACTCGAGTATTATACTGAAGATGATATTTTAGTGGAGACTCTGAACTTCAGGCAGGTTGATATTAGTCAGACAGTTTCAGCAGAGAATCTGGAGTACTTTGACAACATTCCGGATGAAGTTATGTATGTCCGTAATGACGAACTTGGAGTGGACTACGAGGTTTGTAAGAATTTTGAATCCTACGAGGAGGAGGCAAAAGGGCACTACGGCTTGTACTGATATTCTTGTCTCCATGAGAAGGAGAAAGGCATATGGATTACAACAAAGTTCAATACATTAACTGGCTTTATGAGCTGGTTGGTGGTGATGACGGAGCATGCCGAGATTATATTTTGCTGATGCAGGTTCTTGCCGAAAGAGACTTTTACTGGACCATTGATAGGGATAGTAATAGAGCTGAGGATGGTAAGAATCTTAGGAATCGGTTTAAAGAGGAATGCGGAGGCAGTGATATTTATGGGCCATGCTCTGTGCTCGAAATGATGGTGGCTTTAGCGTGCCGGATTGACGATGATATTATGTACGACAATAGATTTGGGAATAGGTCAGATCAATGGATGTACATGATGATCGACAATCTTGGATTGAGCGATTGCACGAACCAAAATTGGAACGGGGAGTGTCTTGAGAAAGTTCACCATACGGTTGATATTCTGCTGGACAGACGCTATGCAGACAACGGTTCTGGCGGCAGTTTGTTCCCAATTAAGAGCAAAAAAGTCTACCAAAAAGGTAACGAAATATGGTTACAAATGACTGCTTTTTTGAATGAGAACCTAAATAATTAGATTCACTTTGAAAAATTTTTGGTAGAATGGGCAGTTTTGGTAGAGTTTTGGTAGGCTTTTTGGTAGGCGAAAAATGGCTTAGTTATGCGGTTTTTTGACATTTTTACCCTAATTCTACCAATTCTACCAATTTATAAATAAACTTTTTTATAAAGAGTGTATAGAAAAGAATAAGAAAAAATTGGTATTTTGGTAGGAATTTTGGTAGAGCAAGAAAGGAGGGCTTGAAATGAATGTTTGACTTCATTGATATTAAGAGTCGAGTTCGAAGTGGAAACATCGAATACTATCCGGCTTTTAAGTTAAGCTCTGCAATAAATGATCTCATGGTACGAGACAAAGACTTCTATGCTTTATGGTCTGAAGAGAAAGGTTTGTGGATTACAAACGAGGCTGATGCAATAGAGCTTATGGATATTGCAATCAAGAAAGAAGTCGAGAAAAAGTACGGTGGGCAGTATACGGAAAACGGGGTAAGGAAATACTCCGTTTTATATTTTAGCGACGTTGAGAATGGCATGATCGACAGGTTTCATAAGTATGTTCAGCAACAGATGAAATCGAACTATCATCCTTTGAATCAGAAAATTATATTTTCCAATCAAAAGACAAAGAAGACCGATTATGCAAGTGAGATATTGGACTATCCGTTACTTGAAGGTCCTCATCCAAGCTATGACAAGTTAGTAGACACATTATATTTACCAGAAGAAAGAGAAAAGTTTGAATGGGCTATTGGAGCAATTATCGCAGGAGACAATAGACGAATCCAAAAGTTCTTCGTATTCTACGGTCCTCCTGGCGCTGGTAAATCTACAATCATCAAAGAAGTCATAGTGCGGATATTTGGCGGTAAGACTTCGGCAGACGGAGAATATACCGAGGGGGTTTATTGCGGAAAGTTCGATACAAAAAGATTGGCTAGCGGTGATCCTTTTGCTACTGATTTTTTAGCAAGAGATAAAGTTGTAGCGTTTGAAGATGATGGTGACTTGTCTAGAGTTGATGACAATGCGACTTTAAACACAATCGTGTCGCACGAAGCAATCATCGTCAACCAGAAGTACAAACAGCCAGTCGTATTATATCCTCAGTGCATACTATTCTCAGCAACAAACGAGCCAATTCAGATCAGAAGCAATTCTGGTTTTATTAGAAGGCTTGTCACAATTCTTCCAACAGGTAATCTCATTGATCCGGCTGAATACAATGAATTGATAAAACAGCTTGAGTTTGAAAAAGGTGCTATAGCTTATCATTGTCTTCAAGTGTATAAAAAGCTTGGACGCAATTACTATAGAAACTACAAACCAATGCTGATGCTTGAGAAAACTAATCCTTTCTATAACTTCGTAATTGATAATTTGGAGCAGTTTGTAAATGGTGTTTCTTTACAGGAAGCATACAACATTTACAAAGAGTATTGCTCTCAGGCAAACTATAAGACTGTCTTAGCCAAATACAAGTTCAAGGAAGAGCTTAGAGAGTACTACAAGCACTTTGATATTCAGAAATGGGAAGATGGGGTTAATCGTAAAAACTTCTTTTGGGGGTTCAAGTATGACAAGATCGGAGTTACGATCACAGACGAACCAAAAGAAAAGGAAGCTAGCACTAGTTGGCTGGATCTGGAATTATATTCTACGCCAACAGTTCTAGACGAACTGCTTAAAGATTGCAAAGCTCAGTACGCTTCGGAAAGCGGAACGCCATCAAGAAAGTGGAATGATATTTCCACAACGCTTAAAGAGATTGACACAAAGAAGCTTCATTATGTCAAATTGGATGACCCGCATCATATAGTCATTGATTTTGACATTAAGAATGAAGATGGAAGTAAGTCTCTAGAAAAGAATCTTAATGCGGCTAAAGAGTTTCCCAAAACTTACGCGGAGGTAAGTAAGAGTGGGCAAGGACTCCATCTCCATTATATTTATGACGGGGATGTTAACGAGCTGAGCAGGCTTTATGCAACAGACATAGAAGTAAAGATATTTACTGGAAACGCAGCATTGCGCCGAATGGTTACAAAGTGCAATGATATTCCGGTTGCCCACATTAATAGTGGGCTTCCATTGAAGAAAGAGGTAAAGAAAGTGCTAAACACAGGAGTTGTAAAATCGGAGAAAGGTCTTAGAACTTCTATTGAGAAAGCATTAAACAGAGAAGTGCATCAGAACACAAAGCCAAGCATTGATTTTATTAAGCATGTGCTTGATGAAGCTTATGATAGCGGTTTGGTTTACGATGTTACAGACATGCGTCCTGCAGTTATGCATATGGCTAATGGCAGCACTCACAATGCATTATATTGTTTAAAGCTTGTTGATCAGATGAAGTTTGCATCTGAGAAAGTACCAGAAGCAGAAACTGATCTTGGAAAGCCGATTGTATTTTTTGATGTTGAAGTGTTCCCTAATCTGTTCCTGATAAATTGGAAGTATGAAGGCGAAAAATCCCCGGTTGTTAGAATGATAAATCCGACGCCAGAGGAAGTATCAGAACTTACAAAGTACAATCTGATTGGCTTTAACTGTAGAAGGTATGACAATCATATTTTGTACGCAAGGATGATGGGTTATAGCAATGAGGATTTATTTAGACTGTCACAGCGAATCATAGGAACAACTAAGGGCTCAAGCAGAAATTCGATGTTCGGCAATGCCTATAATCTCTCATACACGGATGTTTATGATTTTGCTTCAAAGAAGCAGAGCTTAAAGAAATGGGAGATTGAATTGGGAATCCATCATCAGGAGCTTGGCTTTAAATGGGACGAACCAGTTCCGGAAGATCAGTGGTATAAGGTTGCCGAATATTGTGACAATGATGTTAAGGCAACTGAAGCTGTATTCAATGCATTGCAGGAAGACTTTGTTGCTAGAAAGATATTAGTAACAGCCGCTAATGCATTATCCGGATCCAACTGCACAGTCAATGATACAACGAATACATTAACGGCGAAGATCGTATTTAGAGGAGCACAGAATCCGCAGAGCTCGTTCATTTACACACATCTTGAAGAGCAGTTCCATGGATATTCGTTTGACCATGGCATAAGCACTTATAGAGGCGAAGAGGTTGGAGAAGGCGGCTATGTGTATGCCGAGCCTGGAATTCATAGGCATGTGGCATTGCTTGATATTGCGTCCATGCATCCGTCAAGTATAGAGGCTCTTGATTTATTTGGGCCTTATACAAAGAACTTCAGTGAGTTAAAGAATGCCAGAATCGCAATCAAGCATAAAGAGTATAGCAAGGCTAAGCAGATGCTCAATGGAGCATTGTCCAATTATATTTCAGACGACATGACAAAGGACGAAGCTAATGCTCTGGCTTATGCTCTTAAGATTGCCATCAACAGTGTTTATGGTTTGACTTCAGCGAAGTTTGACAATGCCTTCAGAGACAGAAGAAACATTGATAATATCGTGGCAAAGCGCGGAGCGCTGTTTATGGTTGACCTTAAACATGCTGTTCAGGAAAAAGGGTTCACCGTTGCTCACATTAAGACCGACTCTATTAAGATACCTAACGCCACAAAAGAGATCATTGATTTCGTAGTCGAGTATGGTAAGAAGTGGGGCTATAACTTTGAGCACGAAGCCACATATGAAAAGATGTGCTTAGTAAACAACGCTGTATACATCGCTAAGTATAGCGACGACGTTGATATTAATGGCGACCATGCTAACCAGTGGACCGCAACTGGCACACAGTTTCAAGTTCCCTATGTATTCAAGACATTATTCAGTAAGGAGCCTATCGAGTTCTACGACATGTGTGAAACAATGTCTGTTACAACAGCTTTATATTTAGACATGAACGAGAATCTTGGACCTGATGAACACAATTATATTTTCGTAGGTAAAGCTGGTCAGTTCTGTCCAATTCTGCCAGGGAAAGGCGGAGGTATTCTCTTAAGAGAGAAGGATGGAAAGTACTCTGCCGCTACGGGAACCAAAGGATATCGGTGGCTTGAGTCCGAGACAGTAAAAGCTTTGTCAAAAGAGAATGATATTGATACTTCATACTATCGTGCTCTTGTTGATGATGCTATTGACACTATTAATAAGTATGGAAACTTTGAAGAGTTTGCTTACGACTACATTGATATTACATCAGACGAATTGCCGTTTTAAGGAGGAACTATGGAAAACAACAGAAACAAAGTTGTAATTAAAGATGAAGACATTATTAAGCTTAGATGGATGAATCTGTCTGGCAATCAGGATCCCTATACTAAAAAGACTGATAAAACATTTACAGTAGTACTCACAGAGAGTAAAGCTCGTGAGCTTGAGGCACAGGGATTTAACATTCGATGGAGAGAATTCGACGACGGAAACAAAGAAGCATCGCTTCGTGTATTTGCAAGGTATGGTGACTATCCCCCTCAGATCTATCAGGTAAGTGATGGAGGAAAGAACATTACTTTACTCGATGAAGATACAGTTGGATATTTGGACAATGCCGAAATCGATCATGCTGACATTGAACTGTCTCCTTACCATTGGACTGTTAATGGCAATAGTGGAGTTAAGGCATATATTCGCACTGCTTACTTTGCAATCGCCGAAGATCAGTTCCGTTCGCGTTATACGAGATTTGACGACTAATAGATATTTAGAGAGAAGCATTTGGCTTAGCGCCATTTGCTTCTCTTTTATTTTTTTTTCGGAGGTGATGCTTTATAAGTACCGATTTATACACATACCAGTATGACGCGGTTAAGAAAGGCCATAATGGATGTATATTTTGCGGAGGTGTCGGCTCCGGTAAGAGTAGAACGTCACTAGCGTACTTCTATTTGAAAGAATGTATGGGCGATTTAGATTGTAGGGTTATTGATAAAGACACAAAAGAAGTTGTGAAGATTGTCGGCACAGAATTCAAGAAGCCAATCTACAAAAGAGACTTGTACATAATCACAACAGCTAAGAAACGAGATTCAAAAGAATGGCAATCCGAATGTTTACCATTTGGCATTAACGAGAACCTTGATATTTGTGATAGTGGCATTAAGCTTACAATCGATTCGTGGAACAACATTAAAAAGTATGTTGGAGTATTAAACGGATTCTTTATATTTGACGAGGACAAAGTTACAGGGAAGGGCGCTTGGGTAAAAGCTTTTCTGAAAATTGCGAGATCAAACAAATGGGTAATCTGTTCTGCAACACCTGGAGACACTTGGCAAGATTACATACCTGTGTTCATTGCCAATGGATATTACAAGAACAGGACAGAATTTTCTAAGCGACACTGCGTCTACAATAGATGGTCTAAGTTTCCGCAAATAGATCATTATGTAGATTGCGGCAGATTAATCAAATTGCGCCAATTGATATTGGTCGAGATGAAATACTCAAAGCACACAGTATCGCATGAAGAAGTGAAGATTGCAGAGTATGATCGAAAATTGTTCAAAGCAATAATGTCTACACGATGGAACCCATACGATGATACCCCGATAGTCAATGCCCCAGAACTATGTGCACTTCTGCGCAAGTGCGTTAACTCTGATCATAGAAGAATTGATATTGTTAAAGATCTATGTCTAGAGCATCCTAGAGTAATAATCTTTTACAACTTTGATTATGAGCTGGAACTTTTAAGAGCAATGGCCAATGATATTTCTAAGCCGCTTGCAGAATGGAATGGCCATAAGCACATGCCAATACCTAAAGAATCAGAATGGATATATTTGGTCAACTACAATTCTGGAGCAGAAGCGTGGAATTGCACAGAGACTAACACAATGATATTCTACTCTCTAAATTATTCCTATAAGACCATGGTTCAAGCCGCCGGTAGAATAGACAGAGCTAATACGCCTTATACGGATTTATATTACTACCACATAAGATCTAATTCTGGAATAGACTTGGCCATAGCAAAAGCGTTAAGGCATAAGAAAAATTTTAATGAAAGTATGTTTATTAAAGAATGAAATGGATATTTGAGATTATAGATTTGATTGCTATAGGACTTTTCGCTGGCTTGCCAACAACAGTGTTATGCTGGATGTTTTGCGAATACGGAAAGGATCTATATGACAGAAAAAAGAAAACCGGGGAAACCAGTAACCCATCCGCCAGTACTACATATAGAGAGCGGAATGATATTCAAAACGTATAAAGAGGCGGCCGCTTATGTCGGCGGTTCTCCTAATAATGTTTATCATGTGGCTATAGGAATGCAGCGCCATCATAAGCACCAGCATTTCAAGTTCATTGATAAATAATTACATTCGCTATTTATTATCGTCTTCTAATAGAGGAGAAAGAGAGTATGTCTTTTTGGCATACTTTTTTATTTTGAGAAACGCATATGAAAGAAAGCGAGTTTCAAGCAAAGCTTATAAAAAAGCTTAAAGCAAGATTTCCAGGTTGCATTGTGATGAAAAACGATCCTACCTACATACAGGGTATCCCTGATATTTTGATGCTTTACAAAAATAGATGGTTTGCTCTCGAATGCAAGAGATCCCGTTCATCTTCGCATCAGCCAAATCAAGAATTCTATGTGAACCAAATGAATAGCATGTCTTTTGCTCGCTTTATATTTCCAGAGAATGAAGAGGAGGTACTGAATGAAATTCAATCCACATTACGATCTTCAGGGTCGTCATGCGCCGTTTAGTCCTAGCCAACCACATTGGCTCAATTACAGTGAAGAGAAATTGATATCTGTTTACAAAAACAAACAGGCTGTTGAACTTGGGACAAAGCTTCATGAGTGGGCAAAAGACACAATTGATTTAAAACGCTATCAGCCAAGAACTCATGAAACACTGAACATGTATATTAACGATGCCATTAAGTTTGGAATGCATACAGAACAGATACTTTATTACTCGGAAAGATTCTTCGGTACAACGGATGCAATACTTCCACCAGACGAAGACAAAAAAGGATATTTGAGAATTCACGATTTGAAAACTGGCGCAACGCCGGCACACATGGAGCAGCTGAGAATTTATGCTGCTTTATTTTGTCTCGAATACCATTTCAAACCTGAGGAATTCCCAATCGAATTACGTTTATACCAGTCAAATGATGTCGTCGTAGAGCATCCAGAAGCAGTGGATATTTCGACAATCATGGAGAAAATTGTTCGAAACGATCAAGTGATTATGACTATTAAGGATGGTGAAGAGCTATGAGTAGTCGTATAGACTTTAACATTTTCAACGAAGTTGATATTGATGACGATGGCGAATTCATCATTCATTATGGAACGCCAAGACATTCCGGTCGGTATCCGTGGGGTAGTGGCGAAAAGTATCAGAGAAGTTTAAACTTCGCATCTACTGTTATGGAGCTACGGAAGCAGGGGTGGAGCGACGCGGATATTGCCGAGAAACTTAAAGTAGGAACAGTATCTGAACTTAAAACTAGATATTCTATAGCCGTAAACGAAAATAGAGCATCTGATCGTGCTAGAGTTTTAGCTTTAAAAGAAAAAGGTTATAGTACATCAGAGATAGGTAGAATCATGAAGCGCAATGAGTCTTCTATCAGAAGCTTGCTTGATGAAGAAAAAGCTGCTAGATCAGAAGCAACAAAGCGCACTTCGGAAATTCTTAAAGAGTCAATCGACACAAACGGAGTTGGATTCGTTGATATTGGCGCAGGAGTTTCAAATAGACTTGATATTTCAGATGACAAGTTAAAAAGCGCGGTTAAGATTCTTGAAGACCAGGGCTATGTGAAACATAAGATCAGAATTGAACAGCAAGGAACTGGAAAGTTTACAAACACTATAGTTTTAGCTAAACCAGAGTTATCTTACGGTGATATTTTAAACACTGTTAAGAAAACAGGAGGAATACAGCCACCTCTCTATTACGACGAAGATGGAGAAATTAAAAAGTTAGAGCCTCCGGTAAGTGTTGATTCATCACGCATTTATATTCGTTACGCAGAAGATGGCGGAGATCAGAAGGATGGTCTTATTGAGCTTCGAAGAGGTCCGGAAGATATTTCTTTGCACAATGCTCACTATGCTCAAGTTAGAATTGCTGTTGATAATAGTCACTACCTCAAAGGAATGGCTATGCACAGTGACAAAATTCCTGATGGCTATGATATTGTGTTCAACACTAGTAAAAGCAAAGCAGACAATCCGAATAAACTTGATGTTTTGAAGCCATTAAAAGATGTGTCCAATAGTGTTGATGGTAACCCATTTGGAGCAACAATACGAGTTGACGACGAATTGATATTAGCGCAAAGACATTATACAGGAGCCGATGGAAAGAAACATCTATCTGCACTTAACATAGTTTCTGAAGAAGGAAACTGGGAAAAGTGGAGTAAAAATCTGGCATCGCAGTTCTTGTCAAAGCAGCCTCTAGAATTAGCAAAGAGACAGTTAGATCTTGCGGCTGCTGACAAGCAACAAGAATTCATGGATATTATGAAGCTAACAAACCCAGTTGTTAAAAGAAAGATGTTAGCAGATTTTGCAGATAGTTGCGATTCCGCCGCCGTCCATTTAAAAGCCGCCGCAATGCCAAGACAGAAGTCTCAAGTGATATTACCGTTTCCAGAGATGAAAGATAATGAGATTTATGCTCCTAATTTCGATAATGGAGAAAAAGTAATTCTCATTAGATATCCTCATGGTGGAAAGTTTGAGTTACCAGAGTTAACTGTTAACAACCGAGTTCCATCCGTAAGAGCGGCGCTTGGCGTTGATATTCGAGATGCGGTTGGCATTAATGCTAATGTGGCCAAAAGATTATCAGGAGCAGATTTTGATGGCGACACAGTTGTTGTTATTCCAAACAATAATAGTGCAATCAAAACTCAAGCACCACTTAGTGGTTTAAAAGACTTTGATCCGCATACAGAGTATAAAGGATATGACGGAATGAAAGTCCTTCCTAAAAAACAAGTAGGAAAAGAGATGGGTAAAATATCCAATCTTATCACCGACATGACTCTGAAAGGTGCTACCGATGAAGAATTGTCAAGAGCGGTAAAGCATTCAATGGTTGTTATTGATGCTCATAAGCATAAACTTGACTATAAGTCTTCTGAGGAACGCAATGATATTGCAGGCCTGAAGCGGCTGTATCAGAAGAAAGAGAACGGAAAGTATGGCGGTGCTTCTACATTGATATCTAGAGCCAAGGCTGATGCTCGTATTGACGAACGAACTCCAATGTATTCTCTTTATGAGAAGAATCCGGATGGCAGCAATGGAAGAAAATTAGTTGATCAGGGCATTTGGGTTGATACTGGAGAGAAAGCTTATAGGCCCACAAATAGAACTTACGAAAAGACACGAACACGCAGAGTCATTGATAAAGAGACTGGCGAAGTCAAGACTATTGTGGAAGACTATGGACCGAAGAAGTATCAGACCAAAACTACACGCATGGATATTGCAAAAGATGCAAGAGAGTTAATGTCCTCTCAGACAAACCCATTGCAAATGGAGCTTGTTTATGCCAGCTATGCGAATGCTATGAAGGCTATGGCCAACAATGCGAGAAAAGCACTATTGATAACTGGAAAGCAAAAGCGTACAGCATCTGCTGCTAAAGCGTACAGTGCAGAAGTTGCATCACTAAAGAGCAAGCTCAATACAGCTAAGAAGAATTCGCCGCTTGAAAGAAGAGCACAGGCACTTGCAGGAGCATGGAATAAAGCTGTGAGAAGCAACCATCCTGACATGGACGATGATGACATCAAGAAGATGAAGAATGACAACTTAAAGAGAGCAAGGCATCGTGTTGGCGCTACCAAATCAGACATACAGATTACGCCAAAGGAATGGGAAGCTATTCAGGCAGGAGCCATTAGTGATACCATGCTTGTTGATATTCTCACACGAGCGGACATGGACAAGGTTAAAGAGTATGCTACTCCAAGGCACACGTCAGGATTGTCTGCTAGTGAAAAGGGTTTGGCTACATCTATGCTAAACTCTGGATATACTAGAAAAGAAGTTGCTGACCGATTGGGAATCTCTACATCTACATTGTCAAAAGAACTTAATTGATATTTGATGAACTTAAGTTCTTAACATTCATAGTAATGAAACATTACTATCGTTTCATCATTGATATTTCAATAGTGCTCTAATCAAGAGCCTAATGCTTTTGAATACTATCAGCCATATACCATGATTGATATTTTAATGTAATTGGCTTACAAGTTTGATCCTCCTTTTAACAACATAAGACATACGTCTTGTTGGCACCTTCCTGTTGACACAACGCCAATTATTGATATTGTCACTCATGGTATGGCTGATAGTACCAATTGTCGTACGATTGATATTATAGCTAGTATTGCACAATAGTATGAGCTAAATGTGGCTCTATTACATAGCGCATACAGGTATTGATATCTCCGACAAAAGAAAGGACTAACTACAATGCCAGAGTATGACTCCTTTGTCACTACCATTGATAATCCATACGACTACTTCACCCAGTTCGATGAATGGTATGCATATGACGAACAGCATGGATACGGAACATGCGAGTTTGTTGCTAGGTTATGTAGAGATTCTGATGGATATTCTGATGAAGACAACGATTTAGAATTAGAAAGAGTAGTTGACGAAATAGTTAAGTACAATGTCTTAGGAATTTACAGGAAAGTTACGCATCCAAAAGAACAAATTGAATACGTTTCAAACCATTGATATTTCGATTACATACCTATATCCCTATATAGGTACAGGGGGGAGGGGTATCTAGAAACCCACCCCCACCCAGAATCGCGCCGGTCCTCGGAAATTCTCCGGGGGTTATTTTTTCTAATACTTTTTAGGGAGGCATAGGGTTGGCACTTCTCTTCATGGTGTGCGTTTCCATAGATTACCTCCTTTCGGGGCCATATTTGGCCTGCTTTGTTGTTCTGCAAGTACTCTATGTCTCCCTCAAAAGTATTAGAAAGTGTGTTCATAAGGAAGAGAAGTGCACAGCTAGTGGCGCAATGATACAACAAAGTAACTATATTTATGAACGGAGGTATTGGAATGCCACGAAAAAAGCCTATTTCTGAGGATTCCATCCGTCCAAAGATGCATCCTGCCAGGACTCCAGAGGAGCGAGAGAACCAAATGATCTCTTTAGCTGTGGATTTGGCAGAGCAACAGCTTCGAAATGGGACTGCTTCTGCCCAAGTCATTACCCATTACTTGAAATTGGGGTCGACTAAAGAGAAGTTGGAGAAGGATATTCTCAAGAATCAGGCAAAACTGATCGAGGCGAAGACGGAAGCGTTAGAATCGGCAAAGAGAATGGAAGAATTATACGCTAATGCTTTATCAGCAATGAGAGAGTATAGCGGTAGAGAAGAGTCTGACGATGAATAGAACATATTCAGAGCTTAAATCTCTTAAAACATTCAAAGAACGATTCGATTATTTGAAACTCAGTAGCAAGATAGGGATTGAGTCCTTTGGTTTTAATCGATATTTAAACCAAACATTTTATACAAGTCCGGAATGGAAAAGATTTAGACGACAAATCATTATTCGTGATGGCGCTTGCGATTTAGCAATGCCAGATAGGGAGCTAGACAAGTGGATTGTCATACATCATCTAAATCCTATTACAGTTGAGGACGTTATAGAGAGGCGGCCATGCTTATTTGATCCGGAAAATGTTGTCTGCACATGTGATAAGACGCATAAGGCAATTCATTATGGTGATGATTCATCATTATTGATAACTAGCATCGTTAGGACGCCAAACGATACATGTCCATGGAGGTGATAGCGCATGGAAGAAGAATTACCGGTTGCAATAGACGATATTTTAGCATCAGTAAGAAAGAAACTAGGTATTGGCGACGACTATACACACTTCGATCCAGATTTGGTCGATCTTATAAACAATGCTTTTGTAACATTATACCAGATTGGTCTTACTGACAACGGAAAGCCAATACATATTACTGGTCATGGAGAAAAGTGGAGTGATTATATTACTGATCCCGTCTATGAATGGGTAAAAGATTACATATTTTTAAGAGTTCGAATTGTGTTTGATCCACCGTCAAGTTCAACACTGCTTGATAATCTCAAACAGGCTAGGGATGAGTACGAATGGAGAATTTACACACAGTTGGAGCTTGACGAAGAATGAGTTACGTATATTACAACCCAAACCCTTCTAGGAAGTTGGTCGGCGATTGTGTTGTAAGAGCCATTTCCAAAGCCACTGGAGTTGAATGGAAGACAGCTTATCTTCTTTTGGCGATGGAAGGTTACGAAATGGACGACATGCCAACTTCAAATTCTGTTTGGGGATCAGTTTTGCAGAAGCTTGGCTTTTCAAGATACGTTATACCGAACACTTGTCCAAATTGCTATACGATTAAGGATTTTTGTTGGGATAACTACAAAGGAACATACATTTTAGCGACAGGCACACATGTCGTAGCAGTTAAAAACGGAGATTATTACGATAGTTGGGATTCAGGAGATGAGATCCCTATTTACTATTGGTGGAAGGAGGAATAATCTATGCCGTTATACCCGTACAGTACATTGCCAAATAGTCTTTATCAGAATGCTAATTGGCAGTCCCCTACATTTGCTACACAAATCCCTTCTTATATGCCTCCGGCTCCAATTTGGGTGAAAGGCAGAACAGAAGCGGACAATTACCAATTGCCAAATGGCGGAACTGTAATTCTTATGGACTCTGAGACAAACGTATTCTACTTAAAGACCAGGGATGCTAATGGAATCTACGCACCGATTAGGGAATTTAAGTACGAAGAAGTTAGCTCCAATCAAGGAACACAACCGTCATCAGATTTCGTAACAAGAGAAGACCTTAGCGCTGTTACAAAATCTGTAGATGAGTTAAAGAAGATGGTTGAGGAGTTGATTAAGTAATGCCAAGCTCATTGTTTAAAGAATTAAATCAAAATGGTGGTAATTATCAGCAATTCTCACCAGTTCGTCAAAACCCCATTCAGTCGATTGGCAATCTTATGAACATGTTTCGTCAGCAGTATGGTTCAAACGTTACGCCTGAGCAGGTAGTAAAAAGTATGCTGTCTTCCGGGCAGATTTCTCAAGAGGCGTTTGCTAACGCATGCAACACAGTTAACATGCTGATGGGACGAAAGTAGATACAACGTCGTTTGGCGATGTATATAGAAAGTAAGAGGATATTTATAGTATGTCATTAGTTGACAATGGCGGAGGTCTTTCCGCAGCAGATGTTGCAGCCGTAACTGGTAATCGTAACGATTCGATGTTCGGTGGCGATGGAGCTTGGTGGCTTTTAGTTTTACTGTTTGCTCTTAATGGAAATTGGGGCGGCTTTGGAAATGGTGGCACTCAGGCTGATGTGCAGAGAGGCTTCGATCAGAGTGCCGTTATGTCAAGCTTGAATGGTATCACAGGAGCAATTTCAAACGGTTTTGCAACAGCAGAAGTTTCTCGTTGCAATGCCAACACCAACATGCTTCAGTCGATCAACAGTCTTGCAATGGGTCTTCAGAATTGCTGTTGCGAAAATAGAGCAGCAACCGCTGATCTCAAGTATACGATCGCCAACGAAGCCGCCACAACAAGAGCGGCCAATGCTGCAAACACACAGGCTATTCTCGATAAGCTTTGCCAGCAGGAGCTCGACGCACTCAAGACTCAGAATGCAAACCTTCAGACACAGCTTAACATGGCTAATCTCGCGGCTTCTCAGACAGCTCAGACTGCTAGAATTCTGCAGGACAATGCAGCTCAGACACTTGCTCTTGAGCAGTATCTCAATCCTACACCAGTTCCGGCGTATGTTGTCCAGAATCCGAATTGTTGCGCACAGAACTATTTCGGTGGTTGTGGCGTAACAGCATAAGGAGGGCCTTGCATATGGCTGAATACATTGCAAACGCCCAGACTATTGCACCAGGAGAAACTGTTGTTTTTGAATCTGCGACTCCGTGCAGACGTGGATTCGTAAGGCACAGAAATGGGTCCGGAAACTTTTTGTTAAGTGGATGGGTTCCAACATTCCGTCCAGGATGCCCTTGTTTTAATCAAAATAGGAGTGCAGAATACCTTGTCGACTTCGGAGCGAACATCGCGATTCCGACTGGTGGAACGGTAGCTCCTATTTCCGTAGCTATTGCTTTAGACGGAACGACACTCGCCGAGAGTGTGATGACCGTTACGCCTGCCGCTGTTGAAGAATTCTTCAACGTCAGCCGAGCAGTCAATGTCGATATTTGGAGAAGCTGCTGTGAGACAGTTACGGTGCGTAACGTCAGCGATCAGCCGATCCTGCTTAATGCTGGAAATATTATCTTTAGCAGACCAGACCTGAATGTAACTTACTAGAAAGGAGAAGAGCTATATGGTTGATGACGAACTGTACAAAGTTTTAGATGAACTTGTAAAGCATGCCACCAAAGAGCTCGACAAGATTGTCAAGAAAGCTGACATGACTGTTGTCGAAGTGGATAATGCTACAAAAGCGCTTTGCCTTATCGAAAAGGCTACAAAGATTATGGATGGCGACACAGGAAGCGACATGTATTCTGAACGGTCTTACGACTATTACATGGATCGTATGCCTATGAGCTATGAAAGAGGAAGGAGCCCTATCACGGGTCGCTACGTAAGTAGAGATGGTGGCTCTTATGCTAGAGGCGATCGTGGCTATAGCGGTCACAGTATTAACGATCGAATGATTGCGAACCTTGAGTCCATGATGGATAGTGCATCTAGTGATTACGAGCGTCAGCTTGTTAAGAACGAGATCGAAAGGTTACGTAGAGAAAGGTAAATGATAGAGGAGATCAATAGGCCTCCTCTAAATGTTTTATGAACTCCGACGAACTTTATCATTTTGGAATTAAGGGCATGAAGTGGGGAGTGCGAAGAACTCCTGAACAGTTGGGGCGCAAGAAAAAAGTAAGCAAACGGAAGCAGGCAAAAGCCGAGTATAAGAAAAATGTCGCAAAGATTCCAAACATGAGTACTCAGCAAATTGATGAACGTATTAAGAGGATTAATAAGGAACATGATTTGCGTATGCTCGAAAAGCGACAGTACATGGAAACAAGCGGTTCCAAAAAGAGAGCATTAGCGACACTTGGGGTTGGAGCCATGGCCGCATATTTAATGGCAAAGGCAAATTCTCCGATTAGAAGAATTCTTGGAAATTCCGGAAATGCTGCGGCTACAGTTGTTGCGACCGGCACACTGGTATATTTAGGAAAAGAGATTGTTGAAGATATGTTTGGAGAAGAAGCAACCAGAGATATTTTCATTAAGAAGAAATAACAGGTAATCTATGGCTTTATCAAATACAGCTACTCCTATCTATTATGGTCAGTTTCGAGATAAAGTTATCCGTGGCGAGATCGCTGTTAATAAAGAGATCTCAATGGAAATGAATCGAATTGATGCCCTAATAGCTAATAGGAATATTTATTATGACGATAAGGCCATAGACGGCTTTATCAAGTTTTGCGAAAACGAGTTAACACTTACTGATGGATCGGACTTGCATTTGTTGGACACGTTTAAGCTTTGGGCTGAACAATTGTTTAGCTGGTTTTATTTTGCAGAAAGAAGCGTTTATCAGCCAAATAGCGATGGGCGTGGAGGAAGATTTGTAACAAAATTGATAAAGAAACGTTTGACAAACAAACAATATTTGATTATCGCTCGTGGCGCCGCTAAGTCAATGTATCTATCATGCATCCAAAGTTATATGTTGACAATGGACTTTTCAACAACACATCAGGTGACAACCGCACCAACTATGAAACAAGCCGAAGAAGTAATGTCACCGATACGTACTGCTATAACTAGATCTAAAGGTCCATTTTTTCAGTTCCTTACAGAAGGTTCATTACAGAACACTACTGGCTCTAAGGCTAACAGAGCTAAATTAGCATCAACAAAGAAAGGCATCGAAAACTTTGTAACAAACTCCTTACTTGAAATTCGACCAATGTCGATTAACAAGCTGCAAGGACTTAGATGTAAAGTTGCTACTGTTGACGAATGGCTTTCTGGCGATATAAAAGAAGATGTTATAGGAACTCTAGAACAAGGTGCGGCAAAGGGCGGCGTTGAAGATTATATGATCATTGCCACAAGTTCCGAAGGAACAGTTCGAAACGGAAGCGGCGATACGATCAAGATGGAATTGATGGATATTCTTAAAGGCGATTACATCAATCCGCATGTTTCTATTTGGTACTATAAGCTGGATGATATTAAAGAAGTAAACGATCCATCGATGTGGATTAAAGCTAATCCGAATATAGGAAAGACCGTAAGTTATGAAACGTACCAGTTAGATGTAGAGAGAGCTGAAAAAGCACCAGGAACAAGAAACGATATATTAGCAAAACGTTTCGGAATTCCAATGGAAGGCTATACATATTTCTTTACATACAACGAGATACAGCCACACGGTCATAGAAGTTTTTGGGGGCTTCCTTGTTCCATGGGAGCCGATCTTTCTCAAGGTGGAGACTTCTGTGCTTTTACATTTTTGTTTCCGTTGAAGAATGGAACGTTTGGCATAAAAACACGAAGTTATATTACGAGCTTGACGATGAGCAAACTTCCAGCCGCTTTGAGAATAAAGTACAACGACTTCATGAAAGAAGGAAGCTTAATAGTACTTGATGGAACAATACTCGATATGATGGATGTGTTTGACGATTTGGACAAACATATTCAGCGATGTGAGTATGATGTTCGTTGTCTTGGATTTGACCCGTATAACGCAAAAGCATTTGTCGAACGATGGGTCAATGAAAATGGACCTTTTGGAGTCGTTAAAGTTATTCAAGGTTCCAAAACAGAATCAGTTCCTTTAACAGAATTAAAGAACTTATCTGAAGAGCGTATGCTGTTGTTCGATGAAGAACTAATGTCATACACCATGGGAAACTGTATAGTGATCCAGGACACAAATGGAAACAAGAAATTATTAAAGAAACGATACGAGCAAAAAATTGATAACGTAGCGGCAATGATGGATGCATTTGTTGCGTATAAAGAGAACAAGGAGGCGTTTGAGTAATGCCAAGTTTTTTCGAACGTCTTCAGCGAAGCTGGAACGTTTTTATTAATGGCGAAGATCGTCCGGTTAAGTATGAATACGGAGGATTTAGCTATCGACCAGGAAGGCCACGGCTTAGTCGAGGAAATGAGCGGTCAATAGTAACAGCTGTATATAACAGAATTGCTGTAGATGCATCAGCAATAAATATTCAGCATGTTCGACTCGACGAAAATGATAGATTTATAGAAGTTATAAATTCCGGCTTGAATAATTGCCTTACCGTTGAAGCTAACATTGACCAAACGGGGCGAGAATTAAAAAGGGACATCGTTATGTCGATGTTCGACGAAGGCGTCGTAGCCGTTGTTCCAGTAGATACATCTATTAATCCGTATAAAACGGATTCGTATGATATTCGAACATTGAGAACTGGAAAGATTAAAGAATGGTTTCCAGAAAATGTGCGAGTGGAGCTTTACAACGAGCGAAAAGGTCGAAAAGAAGAAATAGTTCTCCCTAAGACTATGATCGCTATAATCGAGAATCCATTATATTCGATTATGAATGAACCGAATTCAACGTTACAGCGATTAATACGAAAGCTCAATTTATTAGACGCCATAGACGAACAAGCCGGTGCTGGGAAATTGGATCTCATTATTCAGCTGCCTTATACGATTAAATCTGAATCGAGAAGAGCGCAGGCTGATAGAAGAAGAAAAGATATTGAGATGCAATTAGCAGGAACGAAATACGGAATTGCATATACTGATGCGACAGAAAAAATCACCCAGCTGAATAGGCCAATCGAGAATAATCTCATGTCCCAAATCGAATATTTAACAAAGATGTTATATAGTCAGTTGGGATTAACAGAAACAATTCTCGATGGAACGGCCGATGAAAAGACAATGCTCAATTATTTTAATAGAACAATTGAGCCTGTACTATCTGCAATTTCAGATGAAATGGAACGTAAGTTTTTGACAAAGACCGCTAGATCGCAACATCAGGCGATCTATTTTTATAGAGATCCATTCAAATTAATCCCTGTTAATCAAATTGCAGAAATAGCCGATAAATTTACAAGAAATGAAATCATGACATCTAACGAAATCAGAGGACTTATAGGGATGAGACCTTCTGATAATCCAGAAGCAGATGAGCTTAGGAATAAGAACTTAAATAAGAGTGATAACCCCCAAGATCAATTCGCTTCTGGCCAGAACGTTGACAATGTCGGAAGAGGAGAACTATAAGATATGAATTACTATGTATATCCTAACGAGCTCTACCACTTCGGCGTTAAGGGCATGAAGTGGGGCGTTAGACGATATCAGAACACAGACGGAAGCTACAAGTCTGGAGCTGAAGGTCGTTATAGCGGAGGAAGCGGAAGTCGAAGATCGAGTGGAAGCAGCCGATTCAGACTTAAAGGAAAGAAGCTTACTGCCGCTCAGAAAAATAAATTAAAGAAAATTGCTAAAGGCGTTGCAATTGGTGCTGCTGTAGCTGGCGCAGGTTATCTTGCGTACAGGAACAGAGGGGCAATTGGAGCTGCCGCTAATACACTTAGAAATAAAGCAGCCGATCGAATAACATCTGCTAGACTTAATGGCTCGATTCGAGGGGCTGTTGCAAAGAAACGAGCATCCAATTCGATGCGCGATGCCGCATCTAGAGCTTACGAATCTGGCGTAGGAAAGAGAGCTAGACTTGCATATGGCAAAGCCAAAGCTGCTTATCTTGATGCCAAAACTGGAAGAACTGCTTTAAGAACAAAAATTA